CAATAATCGACAAGTGATCTACGATAATATATTTACAACCAAGATTGGCCATGTGTCTGATTTTATTCAGAACTTCATGAATAGAGTTGGCTCCAAAGTGATCCCAAACCACGATACGATCAGTATTAACAGTCTTATCGTAATAGTCCCGCAGTTCTTTCTCGTCCACTAATTCCCGCACATCCGGCAGATGCAGAGGCTTATTAGCAGTAATAGACATAAGCCCGAGGGCGGTGTCGGAATTGGACTCTTCAAGGTGTAGCAGCCCCACGCCCGGCTTATCAGGATCATCTAATGTCTCCTTTAGTACGTGGTGTTCGATCTCACGCAATATACTCGACTTACCCACACCCGTTTCAGCAGTCACAATGACTACCTCCGAGTAGCGAATGCCATAAGTCTTTTTCTGTAGGCCTGCCCAGGGGTAGGAGACGGACTTAAGGTTCTTCGGGGCCCTGATCTCATCCCACATATTCTTGCCGAGCTTCAATCCGCTAGGCGTAAACACAGGGGCCTGGAACCACTCTTTGATGAACTGGGCCTGCTTACCTGCCGCAAGGTACTCATTGGCATCCTTGCCCTCCTGAAGGGTCAGCAGGCGTACTTTACCAATGGGGAACATGCTGGCCACCTTAAGGGCGGCCTCTTGGCCCGGGTAAGATGTAATGCCAGTAGTTGGATTGATCTTCCCCTCATCCTTATCGAAGCAAACAACAATCTTATCAAAGGAATTCAGGTACTCAAAGTTATCCGCTACGTTTTTCGGAGCGCTGACAGCGGAATGGACGGATACAACTGGATAGCGGCTACCAGTAATTTCATAAGCCGCCATGGCATCGCACTCCCCCTCAACAATGGTAATAGCGCCACCATCTCGCTGTGGGAAAATATTCTGTCCGAAGAGCGCACTTTGACCAACTTCGCCCTCCCACCTAAATCCCTTGGGATAGACACGCCGTATCTTGTTTGCGACATGGTGCCCATCTTTATCGAAGTAAGGATAAACATGCTCCCCGTCCGAGACAGCAACACCAAATCTCTTCGCGGTTGCCGCAGAAATTCCTCGATCTTTGAGTTCAGAGTAACTCTCTGGCAGGGGCCTGATGTTTGATGACTTTTCAAAGTTATTATCTTTCAGTTTAAATTCTTCCAAATTATTACTTTCTTGTTTCTCTTGGCGAGGGCTATTACCTTCGCGTGAATTGCATCGAAAACAGAACGTGTGCCCATCTGAGTACAGGCTATTGCCATCTGATGAGCCGCACGACTTGCAGGGGATATGACGTACAAACTTGCTACTCAAATTTTATTTACCTACCAATTAGGCCATAGGCCTGCCCGTTCTTGCGGTACTTCACCCTCCAGTTGTGCTGGTGCATTCTCCAGGGCATTACCCGGCACGCCAGCAGCATTCCGCATTATCCAACCTTCCGCAGGCATCGCCTGATCTTGACGCGCAATCCGATCTGCGAATCCAACGGGAATGTCGGCAAAAGGAACCCTCACTCGAAGCATACCACCCATAACAGGAACTGGGTCTATTGCTGGCGGCCGCTCAACAATCGTAGCACCATTGGGATAACGCTGTTGAAGCGCCCTGGCCCTCTCTCTGGATCGTTCAACATTCCTCGGACGCTCATATGCAATCGGCAGGATGGTAATCTGTTGATGGTGCCAGTCGTGCAAGAAGTCCTTACCCAGGACTACGCTACCCCTATAATAACACTTACTCGTGCCTAAGTCAAATCCTCGTACGTAATGGACGGGATCATTGTCACCAATCCAGATGAATTGAACAGGGAAGTCACATAGGATAAAACGCCAATTCTGAATTGCAGTGATTGTTCCGATTTGACCGTTATACTCAGCTTGAACTGGTGCAATTCTATCCAGCTCATCCACTGCACCCCATTCCCCTTCTGGTAGTTGCATATCATCAGGCGGCTCACCACCAATGAAGACATCAATGTCTCTCGGATCACCGAGTTTGAGCACATAATCACGGATAGCACCCCCTGCAATTACAGGGTTATGGCCACCCAACTCACGTACAACGTGTAAAATCTCATTCCATAGTACTGGTCCATTCCTCACTGCGTTACACTCCGCTCGTGGCAGCTTAAAGTCTGCTTCCTCATGAACATACTCCCTTCAGTTTACGGCTCTTACGATCAGCCCACTTTTCGGTCAGGCTCTCCTCAGTCCATCGGCTAGCGTTGTCATATTCAAAGCGATCTGGGCTAAGGCGCTTGCGCTTAGGGGGCTCTTGAATCTTATATCTACGCACCAGCCCAGCCACCTTACCCTTAGTAAGGCCATATCGCCGGGCAAGACTTGAGAAAGTTTCACCCAAGGCATTAGCCTCAGAGAGGACCTGTCCTTGCGTGGTCAAAAGAATTCCCCCACCCTGGGTACACGACTAAATGGCTCGCCGAGATGATAGATCGTGTTCAAAGTTTCGATCTCAGTCTGAGCCTTGTTAATCTTAACTACAAGACTTGTACGCAATGGACCCCGGCCGAAGCGCCCTGTCGGGTCCTCCTCTAAAAATCCTCGGATAATGTAGCCTAGAGATTTTCCAAACTTAGTGTCTAGCGACCTTTTAGAGATGATCATACCACCGTACTCAGCACCAGCCACCTGCTGCTTGTGCCAGTGCTCAATCACACCGCCGAATTGTTTCTTACTAATCATAGCAAACCTTTCGTATCCTCATCTGTGTAATCGATATAAGCAAACATGTCCAACTCTGGATCATGGAAGCTATCAATGCAATCTTGAATTACACTCTCACATTTCCGACAGGGCCTGACCTTCAGATCACGAGGGTCGAGCTGGGGTTGTTCGATAGTCACATCACAAATAACGCATCGCATTTAGTCTTCTTCTTTCTTATTATTATTGATTAATAGTACTCTTTGAAATATTTATCAATACCGCGAGCCTGGAATATAGGGTCGTAGGGCGCAGTCTTCACCAATTCTTTCGGATTAACAATATTTTCAATCCCAGAAAGCTTTAAGCGGCCTGTTCTAGAGATTGAGAGTTGATGGTATCTGACACTTCGGTATCTCTTTCCGCCGTCATTTCCGCCACCAAGGGTTACTCGAACGATATCTCCATCGTACAGCGGGCTGCCATCACCATCATAGATATTGTACGCAGATACAGAGTATCTCATCCTAACATCCTACGGAAGGCCTCAGCATAATTGGTAACAGTCTCACCCGTAAGCCCTGGCGCAGTATTAACTTCCAGCACATACGCCTGATCATGTTGCTCATTGTAGATCACATCCACAGCCCCAAAATCAAGACCGGAGTTATCAATGCAATGCTGTGCCTGGGTTAGAACATCTACTGGCAAAGCCTCACGAACACCGTTACGGACAAAAATGAAACCGTTGTCGTGGTTGCGAATGTGCCAATTAATTGGGCCAGCAAAGTCTGGTCTGCGGATTTTACGTTGGATATCAATAACTTGTCCCCCAACAAAGTGAACACGGTACTCAGCTTTCTTCTTAACGTATTTAGTATAGAGCGGGACTCTCTCTAATATCTGGTCTCGTCCTGGTACATAAATGGTTAGACCGTTTGCGGAGTGCCCATTAAGAATAGCTCTGGCACAAACTGTGTGTCCAGCTCCGAGCCAATTAATAGCCGCACCCATATCCACAGTCCAATCAGGCACTCTGCAATCAGTATCTTCCATCGCACCAAAGAATGTGCGCTTGTTAGACATCATGGACACAGTGGCCGTGGGATTCAGGATACGAGAGACTGCAACCGAACCGGGGAGACTAGATGAACCCCAGTTAATTACAGTCTTTCGCTGAGACCCCACATAGTTTGAGTTCTGGTGTCTGATGCGCCTAATACCCAAGGCGTCGCAGAGTTCGGCGGCCCCTTCAGAGTTAGGGTTGTACGCATAAAGATTGACGTTCCTCATTATAGCTCCTCATGTAGCCGAAGGCTATAGTTCTTCAGCACCTGCTGCGGGCCAATCAATGTGATCAATTGCAACTTCAACGGGATCAAGATTGTGCAATACACGACGGGCACGAGCGGGCCTTGGTGCGGGTGCCACAAGATTGACCGGTGCATTCTGACGTTGAATACCGAGTAACCGATCCATCGCATTCTGGTGTGCCTGTTGGGCCGGATCTCCCCATCGTGGCACCATATCATCGGGAAGTTGCACTGGATCAGCCATCCCTTGCACACCGTAATAAGCCATCTTGGCTGGCTCTTTCTCCGCACCATCCTTTTTCTCAGGCATTGCCGCCCAGTCATTGGCATAGGCCACATCTTGTACAAGACGAACACCAGACATAATCCGATCTTCCCACTTAGGTGAGGCCTTAATAATACTGATCAAACTCTTGTTGAAGTTCTTTTGCAAGAAACCATCAGGACCGATGTTTGAGAAGTTCTGTAGCATCTCCGCTGGGTTCGCATATGTGAGTGCTGAGTCCTTAATCTGAAGGATAATATCCACCCATTCAGCAATCAACTTCATATCTGTAGTGCCACGGAAGGCCCTGAACTCTAGCGAGTTGTGATCGAACAGGGACTTAACGTTGCACCCAGCATACCGCAGACCATTAGTGTTCAGATGCTCATACCTATCCGTGCTGGCCCCGTGGCGGAGTTGGTCGAGCATGAACTCCGCGTCAGACATACGAAGACAGAAGAGATTGCCAACGCGAGTTGTACCCGCATAATCAGTCAGGATATCCTCCAAGATTCCATACATCAGAACCATGTTATAAGTCTGACGGATGGTCACAGTCTGCATATTCACATGCACATGCACAGAGGTCCTGTAGCTATCCTTGATCTTAGTCTTGTGCTCCTTGAACAGACCATCTAGATACTCAAGTGCTGGTATCACTTCCTTACGGGGCACAGGGCCAGCCATGACGTACTCGATGCTCTCACCGCGAAGACTTCCGTCGGCATGAGTAATCCAGTACTTCTCTAGGTAGTTGAGGCTTGGGAGTTTGCTGCCCTCACACTCAATTTCAATACCCACCTCACCAGTCACCTTACCGTGTCGGGCAAGATGCTCTCGGATCGTATTGTTATAATTATAAGTCTTAGCTCCTTGGGCTTTAGCCATTAGTAGGTCCTCCGGACGTTATTCATCGCACCTTAATCCCTGACTGCCGTAACACATCATTCAAATACCAATTGTGAGAGGGTAGGGTCAGGGCCTCAATATCACCAGAAGCCACGCGCCTGCCCTTATAATTCAAGATGAAAAATCCAAGCTCATGATCCTTGGCCAGGGCGAAGGTTCTGTTAAATGCCACAGAATGCTGGGTCTGATCCCCGTCAAGAATAACTTTGCACTCTTCGATACTCGGATAGACACCCATAAGCATGTCTTTGAAGCTAGGGGATGTTAAGGCCCTGTCCCAGCGCTGTCGTTCGCCACCAATTCGGGGGAAGGCCAGGTTAGAGTTATGGAGCCCCTGCTTGAACCCGTCACCTCGGATGGGCATACGCATAACATAGTGAGCCTTGTAGCTGGCCCCACCATCAACGGTAATATTATTCATGTAGCCGACTGAACTCCGGAAGTCCCGCATGTTCACGTCCGGGTCACGGATGGAGATTGCAATGCCCCCATTCATATTTGGAAGATTGTCCATGTGAAGCATGATCTCACCGCCCAGACCCGCAACACAATCCCGGACATACTTAGGGGTGCCGCGATAAAAGATTACCGTACCCGTAAGGCGCATCCTCGCCTCTTCAACTGTATCATACATCTCAAGCCACCGCTTTATTAAACCCTGGGGGTGCTGGAACAGGAATATTAAGATTATGTTTACTTGGCCAATCAACAACGTTACCATTGATGATATCTCGCGCCAAATCTCCATACATCTCCGCCGCAGATTGCCCCTCCTCGATGAGATGACCAACACCACGGACAGCGCTATGATAAACCCAGCGCATAAGAGGCTCAGAAGAGAGCCAGCGATTAGAAAGAACACGGTACTCGCAACCGTATGGCTTGGGCCTAAATGCTCCAGCTTGACCATACATAGACCTCCGTCGGTTATCCTGGTCCCATCGTAGTGAGTGGATGCCTAGGTAATAATCCATCTGCTTGGCCACGGCACAACAATTTGCGAAGTGCTTGGCGTCCTGTACATCAGCCCCATCAGTCCAGCCGATGTGGATATGCCCAGATGCGGTTCGCATGGGTTGTGTATTGTCCGGAGGATCATTTGCCATCCCGGTCCATGCATTATAGTCCGGATCACACCCCAGTTCCTTGGACTTCATGGGGACTTCCTTGTCAAAGTAATCCTTGTCGAAGTCCGCGACCGGCTCCATGCATAGGTTATAGCCTGGCGTCATTGAGCGGAGGGTCTCCAGCACATGCTGCGTATTGTGGACAAATTCCTGAACGGTGGCCGCCGGATCAATATTAAATTCTACCGCGCACCCATCATTCTGCACAGCACCGAATGGGACTGGGCATGGATTCTTTTTGTCACCTAGGTTAAAGATATGCCCGGAGACAAAGCTACCGTTGTTTGGATTACGCAAGAATAGTTCCGGATCAGCGCCAATTAAAATCTTAGCCATATTAATTCGACTTTTTCCTTTGTGGAAGTTCAATGTTCATTCCGGCCAGGTACTCAAGGATGTCCGGATCATCCATACATTCAGTGCATAAGAAGGCGTCTCGCTTGAGCCAATGGATGGTCTCACGCTTTTGGAGAATGTCTTGGAATAGCACGCCCTTTTCGCAGTAGGCGCAGCCATTCTTTGACATCTTATCGAAATCCTCTCGGCCGATATAAATGTCATTAAAGGCCGGGACAAATCTGGCCGCTGTCCCCCGCATCTTATCCTCTAGATGAACGACTTTATCACCTGGCGTATCTGGTGCGCGTCCTGGCGTGAAAGGGACAGAGCTATCTCCCCCACCATACTCCCTGATCTTCGCTTGAACCGTCTCCACCAGATCAGACATGGCCCCTCGTTCAGGCTTCTTGAGGTTGGGCCTTTCCGACGAGGCCTCTTCGGCTGGCTTTTCTGAGGGCCCTACGACTAAGGCTGGTGGTTGGGATGAGCTGCCCTGCCCCGTTGACCGCAAATCCGACAGGGATTTCTGACCCCCTGTGCCATGCCCGGGTAACGCTGTGGTGTCTCGTACCTTGTTGCGACTGTGATACCCCCCGCGCCATCCCTCCTCGTCCCAATTCTCGTAGCCCCCCAGACCCCTTTGATGAACCGGAAACACGAAAGGGAGCGCTCCCTTCACCTCCGTGCGCTCAGGGCTAGCTATCACAGTGTTATAATCATCAGGAATGGTAAACGATAGCATCGTGTCTTCTGGTGTGCCGTAGACCGCTCCGTGCTTGACACTATGACGAGCCAAGACGGCTTGAAGCATCCCAGACTCAGATGCCCAGTAGAGCTCCTTTCCCGTCTCGGAAAGTGTCCAATACATAGGACGCTCTTTATTCCTAAGGAAGTTAAGCTTATGTTCCACGCGGTCCCACCACACGAGAGACCACGCACCCTTAAGGTCTTTAAGGGCCTCCTTTGGACCGAGTTCACTGATGTTATAGTAGATGGCCTCCGAGTCCGTATCGAATTTGTCATGATCTTTCAAAACCTTACGATCAGAATATTGGATGGTTCCGTTATGGACACCAACAACATTGTCGAATACAAATGGGTGGGCGTTCCTACTCGAATTACCGCCGACAGTCCCAAATCTATTGTGACCGATTAGAATCTTTGAGTTATCAATCGTAGGGTCATAGGCTTTTAGGTCCATAAAATCATAGGCGTGCATCGCCCGCTTTAAGATATGAACTTCGTTAGCCCCACCCCGAATAGCCGCCACACCAGTAGCATGGGGACCTCGAACAACATCCCAACCTAGCAGGTTAGAGAATACGGCCTTCTCTCGATGCCCTACCCACCCAGCAACACCAACAATACCACACATATCTAGCTAACCCTTTTCTGTAGGTTTGGTTCATTGAGATAACGATTGAAGACTAGTTCGAAGTACGCCTTGCACTCTTTGGCCGTGTGAAACTCCGGGTGAGGCTGGAAACATAGGTCCAACGTGTCAGGGTACCAGACCACCTCCGCATCAATGCTTGGGTGAATTGAGTCCCTGGCCTTAGTAATCTTGATACCATCCTTGTACTGCTTATCGGCTCGGAGCCCAGCATTATGCACAACCGTATCCCACCCACGCCCCCAGCTAGACTTATGGTGAGCCTCCTTCGCATAGGCCACCAGGATGCCTGAGCTATGTGGAATCATCTGCTGATGGTGGGTCGAACTGACGAAGTACTCCTTCTGGACATGGGGGTCCCAGAGTGTATGGGAGCTAGTGTGCCTGTCAATATCCTGCCAGAGCTTCCCCCCATTCATGACATTGAGGAATTGGCTTCCACGACAGATACCCACGCAAGGCTTGAGTGTCTCCCCCTTGAATACGGTCTTGGCACGAGCATAGGCCGCTGAGTCGAAGCCATCCCGAAGGTCATTGAAGCATGTATTGCGCAGGGCATTCTCACCATAGAGGGCTGGATCAACGTCCTCACCCCCCGTGAAACATACGTAATCGGCCTCTCCAATAGTCTTGGCCCGGCTAATGCCCATCGAGCCGAACATTACTTCATATGGAGCCCCGCCGGGGCCTTGGATATAAATACTCTTAGGCATACAGCCTCTCCTGTTCCTGTTTAATGACCTCTAGGAAGCTCTTGTAATCTCCCTGCTCGATACTCACAAAGTCACCTGGGTCTTGTTTGAATTTGGACTTAACTTTCTTTTTCAGGTCGTCCCAGTACGTTGATGTGCCATAACAAGATGAGCCCCATTTGTTATTTGTAATCTCCCCCAATGGGCCCCAGGCACCCCCTACGGAGGTTCCATGCCCTGTTGCTGAGAAGGGGATCTCATCAAACTTAACGGTCTGAGTTAGGTAATTCTTGATGTACTTCTCGGACGCGGACCACGGATGCAAGGGCCAGTGATTAACGCCCGAACGCATACCATATACTACAGTATCTTGGCCCGAGAACGTCACGAAACCCGCAACAAAAAAGGCCCAGCGAGGCTCAACACCATCCTGAACCAGCTTATCCCACATATTGATATGCGAAGGGTGTTCAAAACAGGCCCTTGAGGCTGCAAGAGATGCGATTACAAGGTTCTTACCGTGTTTATCCAGGTCCGTAATTAGTAGGCCGTACTCGGACACGAACCTGGCATCGGTATTCAAGCCATTGTTTAGGCAATCGGCCCAGGGGGACTCGGCGGAACAGAGCCATTCAAAATAACGCAGCTTGATGTCGTCCGGAACAGGATTACTGGGGACATTTAGGCCGGTTGTAATCGTATATAAAATTACACCCTCATTCCTAGAAACAAATCCTGAGCAGGCGGCATGGCACACCTCATTGAGAGCACTATATGATGAGCCATCCGCATCTACGCATCCGTATGATGCGACACCTAAGGCATCGAGCCTGAGTTTGGTTAGTGCTGCGCGAGCAATTTCAATAAGTTCTGCTTTATCCATCATTCCGCTCCCGGCTGATTGAGGGTGGCGATCAAACGCCGTCCTTCCTGCGCGGCGATCTCGCGCGTGATGTGGTCAAGACCAGCCAGTCCTAGATCGCCGGTGAAGGCGACTAAGTACGGCAGCAGCTCGGTCGCGTTCTTCAACGCAGCCTCGGCGGTGTTGGCTCTACGGTCTAACTGAAGGGCCGTGATCCCCGCTTCGGTCTCGCATTCATGCAAGACCTTTTTGACGCGCGCTACTTCAGTCTCGGCGGTGTTGAGTCGGGCTTTCAGCGCGCGTATTTCAGCGTTTTGCTTCTCAATGTCCCGGTTGTCGCGCTCCACTTCCCCCTCTCGTTCGGATAGCTGGGACTGGAGGGAGGTGATCAGGATTTCATCGTCGGCGTCAGCTTTTGCCCAATCCGCCGCGTCCGTTTTCAGCCTCTCGTTCTCTACCTGTAGGGCTTCGTAGGAGGTGCGAAGACAGGCACTTAGGGCGTACTTGTGGGCGCAAGGTGTTGGCGCGTCGTCGGGATGACAGGTGCAAGCTCGCTCCGCTATCTGCTCAGCCTTCATGCTACTATCCATAGCGCTTATCCCTCCCCGGTTCGAGCCAATTACCAGATTTAATAAGCCTGGCTGGATTCTGCTTACCATTAATCTCATAAATCCACGTCTCAATGCCGCATGTGGTCATGGCCAAGACACGTCGATAAAGCCCATCATCACTGTTGCGCTCATCGCAGCCCTCGTAGCCATCTAACCGACGGACAATGTACTCATCGGTGATTTCAAAAAGGTCGCCAACAATGAGGGGATATACGGTACGGTTGTACGGAGCAGGTTTGTCTCTAGCACCGAGTTTAATACCAGGATACCCACCCATTGAGTACATTAGTCCCGGGATAGTTGTGGTCTTGATGAATGTGCACGCCTTGTCCAGGCCGAATCGATTATAGGCCCCCTGTCCCTTGCGAAGGGTGCCATAGGTGAAGACGTGATTTGAGAGTCCATGAAGGTGATCCAATGTTATGCCTCTTGCATTTCAAGTTGTCGTGCAGTCGCCCGGGATTTACGTTGACGATTAAGTTTCTTTGTCAGATTCTTAATTCGATTGGTGGGATTACTGACCCTACCCTTGTTTCCCTCATCAGGGTGCTCAGTCGCTGTGCTCATAGTGCTAGGTCCTCTCGGTTACGGATTGATTTCTTGCGGGCCTGACGTTCCATCCACTTAAGCTCAAGGCGGTCTGCACGGCGCTTGACCTGGCGAGATTGGCCTGTTGAGGGCTTAATGCGATAGGCCTTAGCCTGCCATTCTTTTACAAAGGCCAGAAGTTTAGCAGCCCGCTCAGCACCTGTAGTTTGTTCGCTCATACTATTTAACTTTCCATTGCTTTTTCAGCGAGACTAATTAAATCTAATGGTACCCTCGCCGCACTCGCCGCTCTCGCCGCATAACTCGCCGCTAAACTCGCCGCTAAACTCGCCGCTCTCGCCGCATCCCTCGCCGCATAACTCGCCGCTCTCGCCGCATAACTCGCCGCTCTCGCCGCTAAACTCGCCGCTAAACTCGCCGCTAAACTCGCCGCATAACTCGCCGCTAAACTCGCCGCATAACTCGCCGCACTCGACGCACTCGACGCACTCGACGCATAACTCGTCGCTGCGTAGGTACGATCTTTATCGGACAACCAGTCATTAGCCCACGCATTCCAATAACTGTCTTTACAAACTGCCTGGGCGCACAGAATAGCAAACTTAATTTTCTGTTCAACAGTGATAACAGGCAGCATAATCTCCGTTGTGGTGGTCAAACTTACGCACCCAACCTTCAAACCATTATCACTAAGTGTGATATCCCCTTCGCACACCCAAAGCTTTGGATTATAAATGTTTGCATGAGAAGGGTCCAACAGAACTGCCAGAAGCGGGCTGGTGTAAGCGTGGATATAGCCCGGGCCACAAAGTCCACCCTTACCGGTCCCAGAGTGGGTCACACAAGGCCCCCAGGTAATCTCGTTAGGATAACCCCTACGAGTCTTGTTATCTTGTGTTGTGAGTTTATAGAGAATGGTCATTCTGCTAACCTATTTTGCCTATATTGCTCAGTGACCGCCTCACGCGCAATCATCATCGCATGAGCCTCACATCGTAACGATGCTAGGACGCCCTGATAGAGGCGCGGATGGTCCCCATACTTAACGCGATCTTTAAGTGATGCGATTTGATTGGAGAGGCGCTTATAGGCGTAACGCCAATGGGAACGCCATTCATAATAGCAGGAGGCATTTTTGAAATGGTTATGACGATTATTAGACATAGACGTCAATGTCCTTGGTTGATTTGCTAAAGCGTGCAGAGACCACGTATTCTCAGGCCATCGTAATTTGAATAGAGCCTTTTTGGTATCCTCGCTGGACATTCTTTTGTAACTCCCTCAGGACATGAGCCCTTTGTTGGGTCAGGTGTTGGAGACGCTTTTCAAGCTTTATTTGCTCAAGTCTTTCTGAACGTTCCGTAAGCTTAGACATACTCAAAAATCATCGTCACCCTCATCAGGCCGAGCAATTGGCTGAGGAAATCGATGGGTACCACCTTGGAGCCATGAGTATGAGCCCCCACCATTAACTAGGCGAATTGAGCTGAAGGTTAGGTGTCGGTCGAGAAGTTGACCACGATTGAAAATTGGTAAGTCTACGAATTCAACCCTATGATTATTGATATCCATAAAGTACTCTTTAATCTGGCCATGGTCATTGACAGTTGAGCGTCCAATGATCTCAGCGGAACGGGGCTCATTGCGGCGATCTAAGCGCACCCCCCCCGCATCAAAGGCATTTACTGGGGGCGCGGGAGGTGGTGTGATATCTACGACCTTGCGATTGGTCATATCAAGCATCCAGATTTCAAGCATGTTCAGGGTCTTTTGGTTCTGGACGGATTGGCCGACCTTAGTCCAGCCCCTGGCATCGAGATACTTCCGCCAACCATACTCATCCACCTGTTTGTGTGTGAGTACCGCAACGCCTAGGTTTCGCCTCTCTCGTGTAAGGATCACTTCCACGGCCATTAACTTATCAATGCCCTCTTTATCGGAGAGAACTTTAAAGGTACGTTTGCATTCTCCGTAGAATCCCCCGACCGTAGCGGAGCCACAGCAGTCAAAAGAGGTATTTACGACTTTAAGATTATACTGGTATGCCATTTATTTATGTCCCATTCCCAATGATTAGGTCCATTCATTTCGTGCGGACACTATGTCCACTCGACTCGTTTGATTTTAAAATGCTTGATTGCCCTCATGCAACCAGGGCAAGGTTGGGCTAATGCTTTCTGCCCGTTCTTATGTACTCTAGCCACGCTCAGAAGAAAGGAAGCCCCACCCGTTGAGAGACGTGCAGAGCGATGATAGATCAAAGAGCCCGCACTGATGGCCTTAGAGATCGCATCAATCTCCGCGTGCGTACATATGCGCTCTGGGTGAGTACTGAAGCGCTTCTGGAGTGGGTGAGTCTTACGACTGTTCAACCCAATAAAAAATGACCTCCCGTCGCTAAGACAGCAGGCCATTCTAGGGAGATTTGTGATTGGATTTGACTCAGCCCATTTAATGGCTATGTCCAGGTTTGATGAGGTCAATCAGAACCTCTCGTATTCACTGGGAAAGGCTGCATTATCTTCCCATACTCTGGCTCCAACGCCTAAGTAAGTAAATTGTTGCGAATGTGGAGACAAGTAGTGCCGAGGTTCTCTGTAACTCTTGAGATTAGCCAATTTTATAACTTTTAAAAGAAATCCCTTCTCATCTACGTATAGAACATCGTATTCAGCCCTCCATCGGGTGCATATGAGTTTATCACCAACAACAATCGGTTTAATCTCAACACCAACAATCTCAACATTTGTCAGGTGCGAGCCGATCAACGCACAGTACGGTACTTTGACCAGAACCGTATCATGAGAGCCCACATTTGACTTATTGGTGAATGGTAAGAATTTAACTAGGTTCATATCTATTTACCCCTTGTCTGGATATTATCTCACAGTTTTAGGATTTGTCAAGAGACTATCGGAAGTCCCCTGATGTGGTTCTCATCCATACTCCCTACAGACTTGTCATGATACTTAACCAAGCACCAACCCTCAGCCACGGCAATAACTCGGGCGTTACCACTGGTCCGGCGATCCCCGATATAAGGTGTGAACACCGTACCAACCACGATCTCAACTGGCTTTGGGGTGTGAGACACAATATCGCCAGGGTCGATATGATTGCCGACGAAATTCGGATTGATACTTTTGATACCTTCAGAACGGAAATATCCGTATCCGTCACGACCTTTAACAGTCAACTCAACTGTAATCTTGTCGCCCGGCTTGATTTTAGTGATGTCAATAGTCATTAGTCTTTACCCCAACGCCACGGCTAGGAGATCGTTAGCCTCACGGACACAAACGCGCCCATCCGACGGCAACGATTGGTCTCCCGCATAGGCCACAGCGTCCTGGATGACCAGGGAGGCGAAGGCATGGCGCTGCGGGGCGGGGGTGCTGGCATTACGCATGTTTGAGCAGTCGATGGCCAGACCAGCCATAGCGCCCTGCTGGTGTGCCACGGAGTTGAGATACACCTGGCGCTCAGTCTCCTTGCTGTACTTTGCCATCGGGCGGGATGTGACTAGGCCAAACCAAGATGTGCCAAGGCCCGCGATGGCTAGGAGCAGGAGAATGCCTATAAAGGCTGCTACGTATTTCATGATCCTAATCCTCTATTGCGTTTTTGATTCTGCCCAAGAAATCTTTTATATTCTCGAACGTTGATGGCATGACTGTATTTGGAAGACTTCTATACTCCAAGCGCTCCCCTTTGATGCAGTATTCCCCGCGTTGCCTACCGGCCTCCTTAATCTCATCCTTAAAGGATGTGTCGAGGGCCTTAACAATTCTCGGAACATCTAGGAGTGTGAATTGATCTGGGTGGAAAACACGATCCTTATCTGTGTAGGACGCACTCACGAGGTTAGATATATTTATCTGTAGAGAAGCTATCGTTTTGTTACCAAGAGCCTTCGGATTTTTGTCATAGATATTTTGAATATCCGCTTCCGGCTTCTGGAAGTTAGGGCGCTTACGGATGAGACGCTTCTCTTGTGGTGTAAACGTGTGATAGGCCTCAGTGCAGGTAAAATCTGCGTACCCTGTCATACACATCTTGAGAAGAAGTTTCCCGAAGGCGTCCTCTAGGATTGCATGTCCATCCGTCCTGAATTCTACTAAACCCGGGAAACCATCGGTTGGGTACATGACCGGGGGGACGGTGATAAGACCAGTCTCAGGACTGCGATAAAATCCTTCGAGTTCAAATCCGTAACGGTACATTGGGTCATAATTCCTTATAAAAAATGGGGCGCACACTAGGCTGGTCATTTAATCCGTGCTGCTTCTGGCGCGGACCCCAAGTTAAGACTAACGGGTGCAGTCCTGTGCGATCAGGCTCGGATCAGGCTTGTTTAAGGCTAGGAAGGCTTGAACGTGGCCCTCGAAATACGCGGGGCTCGCTTGGCCAGTCTTAGGGTTCACAAGCAGAATCCAGGTCGCATCCTCAGAGCTGGGGCTAAATAGTTGATCCGGCTCGGATTGCGGGACCTGAACGCTCTGGTAGCCTTGGTAGTAGTTAGGTGGGTCGCCCCACTTAGTTGGGCTGGTCGTCTGAGTGGCCGCTGGCAGGGGGAAGCCCATGGATGGGCCAATGCACCGGAGACGGCCATCAAGGCCCTGTGCGTAGCTCACAGTGGCCAGTGTGGGGTCATCAAGCATCTGACCGATACGATTGGCTAGGCGCTTGCGAGTAAAGTGCGTGGGTGTGTAGATGCCCACCTCATCTTGAGCACGCTTGGCGATATCCTCTTGTTGTACCGCAGCCTTTTGATCGGCTGATGTGGCTGTGCTTTGAACATCACAGGCGGCAAGCGCAAGCAGGCTCAAGCCCGCAATAAATACAGAGAGTCTGTTCATGATTTTATGATCCATTTTTACCAAGACTGCACAATTGCAATCAGGCCGATTACAAACACAAGAGAACACAAAACATATGCCCCCATCTTATCAATGGTTTCAGAGGTCATATTACCTCCGCCTCCATGAAATCTGAGATCGGTTGTAAGTTTAATGCGTCGCAAGCCTTTTGCATTATTTCCACACTATCGCACATGACTGCGCCCGGAGGCCAATCTGTGAACCTGACGCAGTTATGGCCAGAGCTGTCTGCCCCTATAACAGCACCAGATTTAAAACTCTCAACATGAAAGGGTGGTTGATATTTGATGTGACGCCGGTCAACTTGGGCGATCATTTGAACTCCACGATGATTTCTTATTAGACATGAAAACGGGCCGATCACCATTCATGAGTGGTTCATCCGTGGGCACGTCCTTGCGGCCAGGGAAGTTCTTACGTGTGGGCATGTTTTGGTTCCTTGTATTTTTGAACTCGTTTAGGTGCAGCCCGGAAAAGCTTGGACTCGATTTCAGGGCCTTTGAACGGGCGGAAGTTGCACAGAGCGAAACAACCCGTTCTGTGCTTCGATCTCTTGCCGAGAATACCGAGCCCGGCGTGATTTCCGCCGCAACGCCTACACGGAAGGGTCGGGCCAATTCGACTAACGAGATAAACACCGTCACATCGGAACACTGTGGACTTGGTTCCGATGTATTTCACATAGTCACCAGGGCCGATATCGCTAGACATAGATCACCACTTCGCCTAAAGGGACTGTCGTCCCGCGAGCCTTCGGCTCTAAGGCCGGGGCCATCAATGGGGGCATGGCTTTGACAGACGGATGTTTATGCACACCATCGCCGTGACGGATATTGCCCATTGCCGCACAGTTCTTGAGTATGGTGCGTAGGGTGTCCGCCTCGCCCGGCGTGGTGGGGCCGGGGACTATGATAGATTGTCCCGATTTACGGTCCTTAATATTCCAGCAAATCATTTAGCTTAGGCCTCCTCGACCTGTTAAAATTGAACGCGTGGTGTATACAGTTAGTTCAAGGGAATAGGCCTTTTACAGAGATGCCCATCTCCTATAGCTTCACACTTTTGAAGCGTGCGAAGCGGCCACCTTTTTACATGGCAAAGCGCCCATGTCCTAGGATACCGCCAGCATTAATTCGTATCCACGCCCTAGCTGGTCATCTTCGTGGATAAGCCTGGAAACACCTTTATCAGTGATGCCCAAGTGAGTATGCGTTGGAGTAGTGCAGTGACTTACCGATGCACACACAATTAGGCATATTTAAATGATATCAGACCTAAGATATAAAAGATAAGGATTGCAACGGCCCATGCCATGTCTTAATCCCCCTCTAGTGGTATGAGGACTGAGATAAGGTTCAGGGTTTCTTGATTCTCGCGGTAGTATAAGGAGACCTTATTGCCGCGATAGCCCCACATACCCTCGAAGAACCTTGTGGCCATCCCACTTTCCGTGGACTTAAAGACACATCTATTTCCAATATAGACTTCGTACCGCATGGCGTGTGACCCCTAGGCGTATCTAATAACAAGGACTAGGCACACCAGAACACCAGCGGCAAAGAGCCATCCGGTGCGCCTTAGCTGCCTATCGTTCATGCCTATAAGCCAGACTAAAATCTTTGTCCCGATCCAGATAAAGGACAGGAGACAAACGAAAAATAAGATTGTTCCAAACATAGTCTTAGCCTCCCGGCGGGATTGTGATACGCGGTACGGAAAAGTGCTCCCCATGCCTAAGCTCAAGGGCCACCGCGACGGCTATCAGGTTCTGTCGGATGAAATGCTTGCCCACGCCCGCGGACTGCATAAATATCCAGCCTACGGACCCCGTGAAGCGTTCAACGTGGCCTAGTTTATGTCCAAGCTTGTTGAACACGTCATAGACGCCCGGATAGGCTAGGTTTTTGACTATGCGTCCCATGAGACTAGGCCCCCATACCGTCGTGCAAAGCGTGATAGATTGTGCTTCGCCCCGCCTCTAAGCGCGAGGCTTTCATACCGTTAGTACTTTTCCCAAACGCCCATCATGACCCAGCCGAAGACGAAGGGCAGGATAATCAATATCATCTTAATCCGCTCCGGTTTGTGGGTGTGACAGTTTAAGCGTCAAAGACGCGCGGGCCTTCGGCCCTTACCGACATGCCACAAGGTCCGCTCACTGCTCTTTATCCGCCCCGCGTGAACCACGTTAACAAATGGGCGTCCGTCCTTCACATTAGAGGGTTGTTTCCCGCGTATAGGGGACACATTGGACAACCCACAAGCCAACTCTGACACACAAACCGTGATAGATCACATGTTGAGCGCATAGCAGTGCGCCCCCTGCCCGGCCCATATCCCATACCGTGAGTATGAGACACAAACCAAACAGGAGGCGCACGCCTATAGGCTAACACGCAAGCCCTGTAGTAGAGCTTTTGCGGGGGCACAAGAGGGGTGTTAGCCCTAAGCTACAGCTTGTTCCAAGGGGGCGACGGCCACGTCATCGGCCACCACGTCCGCGCCATGCGCCTCAGCGACAGCTTGTTCATGGGCCGCCGGGTCCTGCCCCTTGTAGGTGGTCCCCTTGATATTCGGGGCCGTCGGAAGGATCATCTTGCTGTCGTCCTCTTCGGGCATTTCCACGTCAGACAGACGGCTGATATAGGCGAGCGCGGCGTCCTTATCACCCTTGAACGTCCCCGCTTCGACCGATTTGTTGAAGCGGTCGCGCAGATTGATGACAATGGTATTGACCGTTTCGAGCGTAAACGGTTGACGCTCCATTTCACGGCGCACTTCGGGCAGGGTCCAAAACGGATTAGCCTCAGCGTGTTCCATGTTCCAGGTTGCGCCACCGTTACGGGCCAAAAGCTGGTCATACAGCTTCATTCCCGCCTTAAGCAGGCCAACCTTGCCGTCACCGTTCCACATGATAGGCGTGTAGCGGGCGAACCACATGACGAGGCCTTGGACGTTGTAGCCAGTCATGCGCCCAAGCTTGTAGCCTTCGTGGCCCGCCTTGTGAGCCGCGTCGATTGCCTTCTGGGTGTTCTTGCCGCCCAAGGTTTTCACGAGACGATCCGCAAGCATGGAATCGCCGTGTTCCATGGCGTGCAAGGCACACTGGATTGCAGCCTTGTGAACAGCCTCGTCCAGGCCATCCGTGCGCCTGCCGATGGCAAGAATGTTCGCCATGATGGCGGCGGCGGGAAGCAGAGCGGTAAGCACACCCTGTTCATTGCGGGCGAGCAAAGTCGATTTAACAGACATAACCATATCCCTTTATTGAATTGAAACCTTATTGCACAAATGCAAAAGGCCTTAGACATAATCGCCTAAGGTTAAAGGGACACGTATTGATTGATTGATTGATTGACGCAACCCCTTAACGCTAGGCGATTAACCTAACGCGCAACAAACCATAATGCATCCCCCGATGCGATTTGTTGCTGCAAAGCCGTGGCATAAATGAATATCGCTGCAAAGGCATAAGTGATAGGCGGATTGCTTTTCCGTTTCTTCACATTGCAGCGAGTGATATCCCCAGCGAATGCGCCTTAAAGACGCTAGGTAAAAGGCACAGTTATGCCCTAGACCTATCTGCGGGATTATCCCAAATGACCTAGCGAACGTTCGCGCGCCAAGTACGGATTTACGTCATCACGCTTGCTTTGCAACCCCTATGCCCATCCCCATGCTTTCGCATAGGCTCAGGACGGCGAGAGTACTAGCGCACGCTTAACCACCTAGGCCACAATCGCCGGACCCCTTAGCGGCATACCGCGACAACCCAAAGGCTGAAAGGCATGACTAACTTTAACAAACCCCTAGATAAGGACTGACAAAACGTAAGTCAATCCCTAAAATCCGTCCCGCGCAAATAGTTGAGAAACGGAACGCTCCCCGGCCTTGTGGCCACGGATAGACGAAGAGTGAAACCCCGTTGTGTGCGAGCCACCTAGCAGGGTGTCACGGTTGGCGCTAGATTTGCCAGCCGAAACAATATGCACAAGCGGCCCGTCACGATCAGTGCGCGCAAACGTTGGCGCATTGGCAGGATTGGAAAGGTTCCTTGAGACGGTAGCCTTGCGCGCTTGTTGCTCAGCACGAAGGGCCATGCGTTCATGTTTGCCGGGGCGCTTGCCTTTGGCCAATTGCTTAGCCTTGGCGCTTTCCTCAGTCATAGGCTTAGGTGAACGCATTGCCGTCTTATAGACGATTGTCACGGACATAGGACATAGCTCCGCTATAGAACACAAGGGGAACAAAACCCTAGCCCGTAGAACAAACGTTCCAATCCCCTTGCAGGGCAGGTTCGACCGTTCCCGGTATATGGTCCCCTCTCGCGCCCTGGAGCTAGAGAGAAGTCCAATCGAGGGTTTCACCACATCACATTAATGCGCCCATGCGCCTTAGGTTGCAATGCCCCTGTTATCACGAAAGCGTGATCGAAACTGTCACACGCGGTTTATGGAAATCGGGCGGGCGCGTGAAATGGGTTTAGACAAATGTCAATAGCCTTGCTCACGCAAAGCAATCAATTGTTTGATATCGTTCATCTTTTGTTCTTATCCCAAGCAAAGAAAATGGGCCACAAGGTTGTTACACCTCATGGCCCATGTTAAAGCCTAGCTACCGCTAAGCAATGGTTAGCCCGTGCATCTACGATCTTCAGTAAATGCCCATATACGCATCGCCTCTTCAACCATTTGTTTAGCAGGTCTGTAGTAAGACTGATCTCCGATCCTCTCTGTTAGCTTGATATATCTGTGACCGACCTTAATCGGAAGTAACATTTACTTATCCTTTCAGTAATTCGGACCATACGTCCAATTGAGGTATGTAACGATACACCGGATCGCCAGGGAAGCTTAAGAAATGCCCCGGGCAACACTGGTAACGCCTATGCTCAAATACTGTCCAACCGCGTCTAAACGCTAGGTCATCGCGGTGCGATTGTGTGACTATTCTTTCAGAGTGAGAGAGTAAGATTATATTCATTTGAATACGGACCCCGCATTACGGACTATTGTCCTGTATTCAAGGTAACCTGTTCGCCACCTACTGTAGAAAGCAGGTTGTTTTAAGGGGTCATAGGGGTTTGAAGACATATCTAGGCCCCTACTATAAGCATTTTGACCTTCGATTGTCTGTTTACTATCGTATTTGATGAATACTTTTCTCATCACTTACCACACTAGGCCAGCGAGGATACAGACGACGGAGACAAAGAGAAGGATAGCGACGCCATCCCTCAAGGCTAATAGGTACTCTTTCATAGTTTTATTCCCTTCTATTGCACATACAGAGTAAACGCTGACTGTATGTGCTTGCTTCGCCAAGGTTAGCGCGGGAAGGGGTGAAAGAGTGTTATTGTTTCACGATAATTAATTATTGTTTAAGGCCCCTGTAAGGACTGTTTTACTCGCCGTTCAACTGCATGACTGCCCGGTTGATTGCATCTTGCGTATCATCTGTAGTAATTATCTTGAATTTCATGCGGATCTGCTCACGTTCCGCTGCGTCTTTACCGTCTGCCATCTCTGACACACAGTCTTCCTTGTCATAGGACCCATACTCAATGATCCAGTCATTGTTATGGTAAGTCTCACTACTCTTGCTGAGTAGGGTGTAATACTTCTTCGACATGGCTCTAGCCTCCGCTAATTGGGCACACTACTGCACCCCCTCGCGGGCTAACCTTGGATTGATTAACGATTTCAAAGACCTAGCTGCGCTTCACTTGAAGTGCTTCTCGCACTTAAGCCTATTCTCTCACTGTGTCAACGCTATTGGTCCTGTTTGTGTACCATCTTCGATCACAACTCTGTGATCTACTCCACCATGGCCATCGCCTAGGCTCACTAGCTGAAATGCCTCATACGGCGCATTAGAGCGTGCTACAGGCCGATTGAGCACATTGCTGGTACTCATGGCTCAGAAACATTCTTGTGCCCTCCTTGCCCTTCTCTCGCGCTTGCAGCCTGAAACCCCCTTGTGAGACTTAACATTGCCATGTCAACCGGGGGGCAGGGGCCCAGCGCCTACCGCCTCGAAGACGATATCGAGTGATCACAGTCGTTACATAAAAATAATACAAATATGCCTAATATTTCGTATGTCCCACGCACATTTCCCCTTGACAAGCATTTTAATCGCGGGATAATCCCTTAGATGTTCTAATTCTCTTGACATCACTCTTTCAAAATGTTATAATAGAGATAGAAGCTGCTTAATGGTACATCTCGCTGTTCAATTAAGTTTGTTTAGTTATTTAAGTCTTACTTATAATCCTTCTCGTTAGATAGTTTATCAGTCCTCATGGTTAAGACAGACTTCTCTTACGGAGTATGTAGCATCCATATGTAAGAGATTAAGACAAAAGATAAGAAGATTTAATTAATATGATAAAAAACAATCGATTTATATAAAATAAATAATTAAATCAAATATCTAATCTTTTTATTTGTCTCCCCTTTCAATCCTTGAGGTCCATTTAATGGCTACAAAAGCCCGACAAGCTGCCCAAGCTAAATATAACTCAAAACCCGAACAAGTGCAACGTCGCACTGCCCGTAATACCGCCCGCAGACAGATGATCAGCGAGGGGAAAGCCCACAAGGGTGATGGCAAAGACGTGGACCATAAAGATGGGAACCCTTTAAATAATAAAGCATCAAATAGGGTTCTAAAAACTAAGGCGGCTAATCGCTCCTATGCCAGGACATCCGGTGCCCATAAAAAGAATGCACGAGATTAGCAATATCTGTTGACTTCTTTGTCTAAATCTGTTATAATAGGGGTATTAGCAATGAATAAAATTAAAGCGACCTTCGGCTATGTGGCTCTTATTGTCCTTGTGCTGTGGTGTTCAGTATTTGATCGTAATAAATTAGAAGATCTTATCCCATAAAATGCTTTCAGTCTTTATCTTGGTAGTCTTCTTCTTTACCCCTGGCGATTCTGACGATGGCGGTGGGCAGTACGTCGTCCATTCAAAGGCCTTCGAATCACAGGCGGCCTGTATGTCTCAGATCAAGCTGGTAACGGCGAACCTCCTCAAACAAAATATTAATCAGGCCTCGGTGAGTTGTCAAGAATTCATACCTGATGATAATAACTTCGGAGACATTTCTTAAAGTGCAGATCATCCTAGAAGTTCTCGGCTGCATATTCCTAGGGCTACTCGTTGTCAGTGGACTTGCCTGGGCTGCGCTAGTGTTCTTTGCCACAGCAATGGCTGACTAATAATGGCATTTCTATCCGTCTGTGATGGTCGCCTCACCTCAGGCAACGGTAAGGGTAAGAAGCTCACGCCAAAGATGGTCGAGTTCGTGGACCTGTACATGATCCACATGAATGCTACCAAGGCTGTCGAACTCGGTTCATACACAACCAAGAATCCCGCCAGGCACGCTGCGGACCTGATGCAACATCCACTCATCCGCCTTGAGATTGAGAAGCGCCTTGCCGTCCGCTCTGAGAAGTCCACAGTCGAGGCGGACTATCTTATTCAAAAGCTTTTTAAAATTGTTAATAATGACGAGATTAGAACGTCTGATCAGCTCAGGGCCATCGAACTCCTAGGCAAGTCCATTGCGCTCTGGAAAGAGCGCCAGGAGATTTCTGGTGTGGACGGACAGGCGATTCAAACAGAACAACGCATTACAGAATCTGCGGACGCCTTCACTCAGAAGCTTAAGCAACTCGGTAAGCGTAATGGTACAGACGGTACAGTTGTTCCGTTTATCAAACAAGAAGATTAATGGATTTATCTGAATCTAATTTATCCGCCGCTGAGATCTTTTCTAAATTGTCTCCTGAGGAGCAAGAGCGGTGGCTGGCTCAGATGTCAGATGCTGAGAAGGCTTTCTTACAATATTCCTGGGACTTCTGGTCTCGCCCCAATCAAAAGGCTCCTGAAGGTTCTTGGAACACCTGGCTCGTGCTTGCAGGACGCGGTATGGGCAAGACCAGGATGGGCTCTGAATGGATCAGGTCGGGTGCCTGCGGGGACACACCTCTCTCAAAACCTAAATCCGGCTGGGGACGTATTGCCCTCGTGGCTGAGACAGCAGCGGACGCACGCGATGTTATGGTTCTGGGCGACTCGGGTATATTGGCCTGTCATCCTAAAGAGTTTCGGCCTGAGTGGTCCCCCACGAACAGGTGCCTGACATGGCCCAATGGTGTCAAGGCCTGGGTTTATAACGCTACCGAGCCTGACCAACTTCGCGGCCCCCAGCACCATGCCCTGTGGATTGATGAGTTAGCTAAGTTTCGCTATATGCAAGAGACCTGGGACCAGGCTCAATTTGGTCTCCGTCTTGGAGAACATCCCCAAACTCTTGTAACGACCACACCGAGGCCTCTCCCGCTTATTAAACGTCTTATGTCTGACCCCGACACTATTGTCACAAGGGGTAGTACATTAGATAATCAATCCAATCTTGCCGCTAACACGATTAAGCAACTCTATGAGCGTTATGGTAACACCAGACTCGGAAGACAAGAGCTTGAAGGTGAAATTCTCGGAGATATCCCGGGGGCACTTTGGAACAGAGATTCCATCGACGCCAGCCGAGTTAAAGAGGTTCCGGAGGATTTGGAAAGAGTCTATGTTGCGGTCGATCCGGCAGTTAGTAATAACGAGGGGTCAGACGAGCATGGAATTATCGTCGTAGGGCTAGGCCGAGACTCGGATGGATATGCTCGGGGTTATGTATTAGAGGACGGGACATTACGTGGATCACCCGAAGACTGGGCGCGCAAGGCGGTATCTCTCTTTCGAGCATGGTCTGCGGATAAAATTATCGCAGAAAAGAACCAAGGTGGTGACATGGTTCTCAGCACTCTTAAGGCGGTTGATCGCTCTGTTCCCGTCAAACTGGTTCACGCCAGCCGAGGTAAAGTCGTCCGAGCCGAGCCTATATCAGCTTTGTACGAGCAGGGGAGAGTGCATCATGTGGGGCGGTTCGATCAGCTCGAAGACCAGATGTGCCTGTTCTCGACGGATAACATCCGATCAATCTCAAACGGATCACCCGATAGAGTAGACGCTCTTGTTTGGGGTCTTACTGAAATCTTTGATAAGATTACTGGTCGTCGTAAGCTGACCCAGACTGAGAACGAACAATACGAACTCAAACTCAAGAAACAAGCGCCCCAATTTCCAACGGGCAATGGCGCATGGCTGGCAAGGTAAGTCTGATTATTAAATTATCAACAATTCTCAGTGCGTTAGCCTTAATCGGATGTGCAACTATTGCACCCGTGTCTGTACCGTCTGTGGCCAGCGCGCAGACTGCGGCCATCTTGCCTAATGCCCGGACGCAGTTCCTTGATGCCAATGGTCAGCCTATCGTGGGTGGTACTGTTGGCTTTTATATTCCGTCCACCCTTACGAATAAGGGCACTTGGCAAGACTCTAATGAGACTACCCCTAATACCAATCCAATCACCTTGGATGCCCTCGGGTCCGCCTTAATCTGGGGCCAAGGTTCTTATCGTGAAATCCTTAAGAGCGCTTCTGGTGCTGTAATCTGGGACGGGGTGACGACATCTCCAGCCGCTGGCGCGGGTGCAGGGACAGTAACCTCAATTTCCGCAGGAACTGGCCTCACCGGTGGCACTATCACAACTTCGGGTACCCTAGCTCTCGACCTGACCAAGACTTTCCTATCTACGACTAATGGTTTGGTCCCCTCTCCCACAACCGTCTCTGGCCGCTTCCTGGGGGATGATGGGGCATGGCACGCGATTGCCACCAGCGGCACAGTGACTAGTGTGATCTGTGGTACGGGGCTCTCTGGCGGTGCGATTACAACTTCGGGCACTTGCTCGGCGAATAACACAGTCCTAGCATTTCAGGCTCTCACAAATACATGGACCCAATATAATCAGCACATAGCAGGCACTGCAACTGCAAATACAGTCTGGGACGCATGGGTACCATCTAACTACGGAACCGGGAATCCTGCGATCTCACTCCAAAAGGACAGTACGGCAAATAGCTGGACCTGGGGTCTGTGGGATGGAAGTTCTTTTAATGGTACTATCCATCTAAGCGCCTCCACGATTGCAATTCCCTCAGCCCTAACGGTTGGTAGCAGCATTACTCTAAGCGGATCTGCGGTCTGCACAATGGCCACGGGTTGCCCTGGCGGTGGCGGTGGCGGTGGCGGGACATACGCGACGATTTACGATGTGGTCGGTACGTACGGAGGCGATCCGACGGGCGCTTCTGATAACGTCACACCATTTAATAATGCCCTGGCGGCCTGTGCAAGTACGGGCGGCACCATCTGGTTCAGAGCTGGGACCTTCCGCTTCAACTCGGGTATCAATGATAACGTTACCGGCTGCAACATTGTGGGCTCCGGCCCTCAGGCGACCAACTTCTATTATTACGCCGCATCCGGCGACTTTATCTCAGTCAATGCTTATAATGTCAATGTCAGCGGGCTCGCCATCCTTAACGGCGGAAGCTGGACAACTGGTTATGGTCTTGCTGTGGGCGTCTCCGCAGGTGCCTCACTAGGCCACTATAATGATCTGTATTTTAGCAGTATTCCCGGCTTTGTCCACCTCACGGGGGCCTCTGAAACTAAGTTTACCAATATATATGGGGTTAATCCGACAGGGGCATCCGCCTTCCTATGTGACGGTTCCGGGGCCTCTCAAGTATATGGTACTCGTTGGACTAACGTATCCCTAGGCTATAACTCTACAAATACATCCACCATTAGTTTCCACATGGGCTCCGGCTGCAATACCTGGGCCATGACTTCAGCCAACTCTTCTGGCGATGTTCTTGGGAGCGGGAGTAGTTGTCTTCAAGTGGATAGCGGCAGCATGTTTCTGATCGTATCCGATCTCGAATGTGATTACTCTGTCAATGGCGCAGTCTTTAATGGTGGTACTGGTATTCAGATTAGCAACTCATACCTTAGCACTGCCATCTCTGGCAACGGATTAACATTTGCTAGTGGATTTTCGGGTTTTGCTAGTGTCGGGACGAGCCATATTAGAGATAATACCACTTATGGCGTACTTATAAATGGTTCTGGCGGTGTGCAGTTAACTGGGAATGTCATCTCTGGTAATGCTTCTGGGGGCATTGCTGTCGGGGCGAATGTTCAGAACTTCCAGATTAACTCAAATATGCTCGGAATTCCCGGTGATCCAACATCTACCTACTGCGTGATCGTGAATACTGGAACGTCTAACTACTACACAATCGCCAACAATATGTGCGGAGCCACCAACTCAAATGGTGTTGCCGACGGCGGATCTGGTGTTAAGAAGTCCGTCACGGGCAACGTTGGGCCATAAGTTTCTATACCGCATCACCAGAGGGTTGGCCACTGCTCTGGACTTGATGTCTTAATAACCGGCCAATAGAAGGACTGCTATAAATGGGCTATGTTTCAGAAAAATTTACCCCAGGCTTTCGCCTGATTGATGGTAATCAGCTAAATGCACTAGTGAGCGAAGTTAACAGCGGTCCCGGTTCTGGGCCCACCTATTATGTTAACGAGACCAAAGGTTCAGACAATCTGAATAACACTGGTCAAAATCCTAAGCAACCTCTGGCAACTCTCGACAGGGCTCTGGCTATTGAGTCCGCCGCTCTCTCCGCCATTGGTCTGAGTTCGGTCGGCCGTAATGCTATCGTGGCCTTCTGGGGCACACAGCACCGCACCGCCACTCTTGTTTGGAATCTTCCAGCTACGCACCTCGTAGGTATCGCCTCTACGCAACTTCGCGGGAAGCGTGCTCGTATCTCTGTCACAGGTTCCACCGGCTTTAACAAGCTCGTTCAGGTGACTGCACAAGGCTGTCAGTTTGAGAACTTCGGCACCTTCTACGGCTGGCCTAACTCCTCGGCCGCCCTAATCAACTGGTCTGACGAAGCTGGTCGTTCCATGTACAACAACGTGGAATTCCTAGGCTTCGGGGATGCTACCGTGTCTACCGGTACGGCTAACCTGACTGGTGCTCGTGCATTCGTGTTCAACAATTCTACTGGTGAAACTACTTGGCAGAACTGCGTATTTGGTGATGATACTACGACCCGCAACGCCACCAACTACACCGTTGAGATTGCCGGTAATGGTGCTCGCCTATCTATGATTGACTGTGTATTTGAGGCTTACCTAGGCTCGTCCGGTACGGCATCTAGCCATATCTTGATCCAAGCTGCGGGTATGGATAGGTATCTTGATCTCGTCCGTTGTCGCTTCCACGGCGATGGCTCTTCGGGTGCCTCCACGATGGCTCAGGCTCTTAACGTGTCCGTCTCCGCTGGTGGGAACGTCCTCCTGGACAGCTCATCCCTGAGTATTGGTATTACCGCTTGGCAAACTACGCCAACGACTAATGTCCAAATGAACATGACTGCCCCGTCGTCCGGTGGTGGTAAAGCTATCACTGTCGCCTAACCAATAACACAATCAATTAATTAAATCAAAGGAATATAATACACATGGCTGGTTGGCTAACTAACGGTTTCCAAAATCTCGCTACTGTCTATGGCGGCGAAAAGTTCCCTCTAGATACGTCTCTTCCTAACGGTCAGAATCCGCAATCTGCGAAGTTCTCTCTTCAGTCTCTGGCGGCTGCTGTCCAACTTCTGACTAACAACACCCCTAAGACTATGGTCGCCTCGACCCGGTATTACAGTTCGGTCGATGTGAATGCTCCTAACCCTGCCGCTGCTGATGGCGGTGCGGATCAACTTGCACCCGTAGCTACGATTACGGGCATTCAGTTCCTCGTGGGTACCACTGGTGGTACGGACAAATGGATTGCTGAACTCCATGACGTTAATGGTGTTCTAGTGGCCACCTCCGCTCTTGCTGGGGCCACCGCAGGTACTGCTGGTACGTGGCAGCAAATTGCCTTCACGTCCACTGTTGACCTGGTCCCCGGTACGTACTTCCTGACCCTCCAGTCAAATGGTACGACTGCCACCTTTGCCGCCTACAACTTCCCGGCTCCTGTGGCGACCACCGCACAACTGGTCACTGGGTCCGTTGCTGGCACCTTCGGTACTTCGGCCAACTTTACTCCCGCGACTACTTATACCGCCGCTCTTGGCCCCACCGCGCTACTCTACTAATTAAATGAAATAGGTGATCCGGGTGCTCAATCGAGCGGGTACCCGGTGATCCATGCTTAAAGGGGTTATAATGAAGTCTAGTATCGTTAAGACCCCGGTTGTGAGCGCCAAAGGCTCAAAGGGGAATGTCAATTCTAAGTTCCTCCGTAAGCCGCTAGGCAACAAGAAAGTGAAAGACACTTGAGCGAACTATTCCTAGACGACGACAGTCATACTCCAGAGGGAGATGTGGACAGCGACCTGATTCGTACTGCGAAGCAGCGCTTTCGTCGTTCGGACACGTTCGAGGCGATTGCTCGTAAGCGTTGGCTAGAGGACTATAAGTTCTATAATGCTGATGCGTACAATATGTATCAGTGGCCAGATAATGTCCGTAATGATCGTGGCTTCGGCACCGGTAATGAGCGCCCCTGCCTGACTGTCAATAAGTCGGCAAAGCATTGTGATATGGTAATCAATGATGCTCTACAAAATAAGTCCTCAATCAGAATTAAGCCCGTGGGCAACGAGGCGACCTATGAGGCTGCTGAGGTCCTAGAGGGCATCGTACGTCACATCGAGTACACCTCAGACGCCCAGAGCCATTATGCCCGAGCCTTCAAGTACCAAGTGGTCTCAGGCTATGGTGTCCTGCGCGTAACCACAGACTACACCGATGAGGATACATTCGACCAAGACATCAAGATCTCAGCGGTTGCGGACCCTCTCTCAGTCTTCATCGATCCGGACATCCAAGAGCCCGATGGCTCCGACTCAAACTTCGCATTCATCTTTGAGGACATGCCTCGTGATAACTTCGAGGTTGAATATCCCGAATTTAAGGACCGTATGGTCCATACCGCCCTGGGCAATGATGAGGGCTGGATCTCCGAGAAGCATGTTCGTGTTGCCGAGTACTTCTACAAGAAACTTGAGCGAGATACCCTCTTCGTATTCACCAATCCTTCCACCGGTGCGAAGACTCCAATCTTTAAGTCTGATACCACGTCCTGGAAAGGTGCGCTCCGCAAGGCTCTAAATGAGCAGATCGATGCCCCGACTACCAAGAAGCGTGAGGTCATCCGCAACAAGATTAAATGGTGTAAGATCGTTGGTGATGAGGTCGTAGATAGGAAAGACTGGGCCGGTTCAACCATCCCCGTAGTCCCGGTCATTGGCCATAAGACTCTGATCGAGGGCGAGCTGGATCGCAAGGGCCATATCCGGGCCATGATAGATTCCCAGCGTATGCTCAACTACAACGCCAGCTCGGCCATCGAGTACGGTGCCCTCCAGACTAAGACACCTTGGATAGCCTCAGCCGCCGCCATCGAGGGTCAAGACGCCTGGGCCTCAGCTAACCTGTTGAACTACTCCGTCCTCGTGTGGAATCACATGGATGATGATGGGAACCCGCTGGAAGAGCCAACAAGGCCTGTACCTCCAACAGGTGCCCCTCTGTACCAAGCTGGTATGGAGAATGCCTCTAACGATATGATGATGGTGTCTGGGCAATACCAGGCATCCTTGGGTGTTCAGGGCAATGAACGCTCTGGTACGGCCATCACTGCTCGCCAACGTATGGGCGAGAATGCTACGTACCATTTCATCGAACACCAGGCCCAGGCCATCCGTCGCCTAGGTAAGATCATTATCGATCTAATCCCTAAGATCTATGACACTCCGCGTATCATTAATATCATGGCTGAGGACGGTACTGCCTCCACGGTTAAACTTGATCCGGACGCTCAGCAGATAATGGTCAGGCAAAAGGCCAGCCTGGAGACTGAAGCGGATCAGATTGTCATGAATCCGAAGATAGGTAAGTATGAGGTGATCAGCGATGTGGGTCCGGACTATGCGACCCGTCGTCAGGAGGCCTTTAACGCCCTAAGTCAGATCGCCTCCACGGCCCCTGAGCTTATGTCTATTATTGGTGATTTGGTCTTACTTGCTGCGGACTTCCCCATGGCTGAGCAGGCCGCTGAACGCCTTAAGCGTATGGTGCCTCCTCAGGCCCTCGGTGAGACTAATGGCCAGGTTCAACAGCTCCAACAGGAGCTACAGGCCAACCAACAACTGACAGCCACTATGTCCACTAAGCTCGTCGAACTACAGATGAAGATCAGAGATAAAGACATTCAGAAGGATGTTGATATCTATAAGGCTATTACTGATAGGCTGGATGTGATTCTAAAAACTCATCCAAGTCAAAAGGACGTTCTTCAGTGGCAGCATGATTTCGCCATGCAAGAGCATGAGGGTAATCTGACGATGGCTCATAGAGTTCTTGATAGTGATTTGGCCCCAGATGAGGGCACGGGAGAGGTTAGTTAATGTCTGTAATTCTAGGTCATAGATATAATGGGGATACTTTAATCCCTCCTGATCATTATCAGATTTATAATCATAGGACCGGTAATGTCGTTGGCAAAACTACAACTAAGGCTGGTGCAAACCGCTCAGTAGATAGGAACGATAATAAGTATGGTGGCTATGCTCATAGTGCCCGCCCGGTATATAAAGATTCTTTCCCAGCGACCGAGAGTCGCCCTGAAGATACCCCGCGTCCGAGATCACCTGCCAGGGACACTTAATGCCTAAGATTGCACATAAATTAGTTGCTAAGACCGCTAATGAAATCGCTTGTGAGGTCTATGAAGTCCTAGCCTCTTGTAATTATCGTTTCTACCAAGCGTACCCCACTATGAGATCCTTTACTGAAAGTAACTGGTCCTCATTTATTGGTGATGCTCGCAAGGCTCTAACTCAGATGCTTATCCCAGAGCCTAACTCTAATCCTGCGAACCCAACCTTTAAATTCAGTGAACATATTCGTACTGAAGTATTTGAAGCTCTTTGCCTTGAGGGTGAGACCAGACAGGCACAATTCAACTAAATTCCGATATTCGCGCATATTGCGATGTCTCCGGCAATAACGCCGTGTAGCCAACACTTGGCTCAAACTAGTGAAAAGGAATTACTAAATGGCTGAAGAGAACGCTGAACAAATTGGTCTCGATCAACGGGCTACTGATCCTCGTCTAGAGCAGACTGCTCCCGCTCCCGAGCCTGCTGCTGAACCTATCGCTGATGCCCCTGCCGAAGAGACGCCCGCTGAGGCCCCTGAGACCCCGGTTGAGCCCGAGGTACCAGTTAAGGCGCGTAAGAGCGCTGAGGAGGTCCTCAAGGGCCGTGTTGGACATCTTACCAAGACCCTGAGTGCTAAGGATGAGCAATTGGCCGCTGCACAGGCTCGTGCGGATGCTGCTGAGGCTCTTCTCGCCGCTGGACAAGCTCCTGTTGATCCTGCTGCCTCCTCCAAGCCCGCAGGTACATATACTCAAGCAGATTTCGATGCGGCAGTCACCGCTCGTGCTGAGGTGGCGGAATTCAATCGTAAAGCTGATGAGATGTACAATACTGGCGCTGACAAGTTCCAGGATTGGAAAGATGCGGTGGATACTCTCGTGGTCTCAGGCTTTATGAATAAGGACTTGGTTGACTCCGCTATGGCCATCGAAGACGGGCCCACAGTCTTGCACTATCTGGGCACTAACCTGGATGAGGCTGAGCGTATCAATGCCCTCACGCCTATCCGTAAGGTGGCTGAGATGGCCAAGATTGCTAACACCTTAGGCGCTGCTAAGTCTATCCCAGTCTCCTCCGCCCCTGCGCCCATTTCCCCCGTACGCGGCTCACCTAATCCGGTCGTGGACTTGCAGCGTATTGCGGATGATAACGATATGTCGGCTTATGCCGCCGCCCGTGCTAAGCAAGGCTCACGCTGGGCCAACGGTCGTAAGTAATGCGTATCTGGTCTCCGGTTTTTACGAAAGTTAGGTCTGGTTACAACTTATACGAAGATCGATTTACAACTGAGGAATACACTTTTAGTATATCTCTAGCCTTTGAGAAAATTTTATCAGGATTTCAGATCCGATTTAACTATGGTTGGACACCCGTTAGCCGCCCTGATCTGTTACCTAAAAGTCCTTTAAGTAGAACCGTAGAGAAACTTGTAGAACTCAGAAAATCATTCTTTCGCTATGACGCCATTTATGTAGAGGTTAAGGACACATGACACCGGCAGGCCTAGATCAATTAAAATCGGACGAGGGCCTGTCGTTAACTGCGTATCCTGACCCCCGGACTGGCAAAGCCCCCTGGACAATTGGATATGGTTGCACCGGCCCGGGTATCACTGAAGGTACCGTTTGGACACAAGCACAAGCGAATGGTTCAATTCTCGGACGAACTATGATCCTTAGCACACTTCTAGGACGCAAACTCCCTTTCTGGTCTAGTCTCTCATCAGTAAGACAAGATGTATTGGTTAATATCGCTTACAATATCGGTATCACCGGTCTCATTAGATGGCCGATCACTCTGGCAGCTATTGGCCGTGGTGATTATAAAGCCGCTGCGGATGATATCAGAAACAATAAGGTGTGGGAGTCTGAGGTTAAAGAGCGAGATGAACGTTGTGCAGATGCGCTTGAGTCCAATACATGGTGAACTTGGCGAACACTAAAGTTCGTGATAAGGTGGCTGGGATCACAAAGCCCCGCAGCCCTGAATGGCCTAAAGTTGAAAAGGCCTATCGAAAGCTTAATCCAGTTTGTGAATGTTGTGGTTCAAAAACCAAACTCAATGTTCACCATAAGAAACCCTTTCACCTTTACCCGGCACTAGAACTTGATACGACTAATCTAATCACATTATGTATGGACCCAAGTAAAGAGTGCCATCTGAAAATTGGACATGGAGACGACTTCAAAGACTATAATCCTAACATTATGGTCGATGTTCTGTCTATCCATGTTGATATTAGTCTATTTGATTCAATTGCCGAAGAGGCTAGGGTGAGTAGGCTAGATGCGTAATATGCCGGATTAGCTCTACCGTTGAGCTAATCTTTTGTACTGATGAGACGTGGGTTCGACTCCTACATCTGGCTCCAACTAAGACGCCTGGATCAGTCTTTAAATATCCTGCAGAGTACCAGACTCTTTAAACCTGTGTGTCGCCTGTAACTCCCTCGGCCCTGGCACCGAACTAGAACTCATTTAGACATTACTATTTCGGTGGTGTCTTGCCATTAAAGGGAAAATTACTCCATGGCTAATAGCCTTCTTACTATCAGCATGATCACTGCCGAAGCGGTAATGATCTTCAAGAACTCCAACGCCTTTATGCAGAATCTTAGCACCCAATACGACAGCTCCTTTGCTGTTACTGGCGCTAAAATCGGTGCGTCTCTGCGCGTCCGACTGCCCCTTGACTACACTGTTACTGACGGTCCCGGCCTACAGGCTCAAGACAGCCAGGAGCAACAACTCACCCTGGCTCTGGCCACTCAACGTCACGTTGACCTGTCCTTCAGCTCGGCTGAGCAAAGCCTAAGTGTCGATGACTATGCTGAGCGCTTCCTGCTCCCCGCCATGAACAACCTTGCTGGTAACATCGCCAGCTCGATCATGGCTGGTTCTGAAGGTGGTGTCTGTAACCTGGTCGCCAACTTCGACTCTGGCAACAACGTTCTGTCCCCGGGCCTTCAACAAGTCCTAGACAGCCGCGCTCTGCTGGCCGATAACTCCGCCCCGCTACTGGACCGTAAAATCGTCCTAGACCCGCACTCGATGGCCCGCCTCACCGGCTCGCTGTCTGGTCTACTGAACCCCGCCACGGATATCTCTAAGCAGTACCGTGACGGCTCGGTCTATAATGCGGCTGGTTACACTTGGCTGGAAGACCAAACCACCATCAAACACGTCACCGGCACCTTTACCGCCGGTACTGTTAACGGTGCGAGCCAGACCGGTACTACCCTGACTGTTAATGCTATTACCGGTACGCTGAACCAAGGTGACATCATCACCATTGCTTCCGTGAATGCCGTGAACCGCGTGACTAAGCAATCACTGCAAACTGTTCGTCAGTTCGTCGTGACCTCTAACGTCCTGTCTGGTGCCACGTCTATCCCGATCTATCCGGCTATTGTCCCCGGCGGCGCGGGCTATCAAGCCACTACCGGCCAGAACTCTCAGCAGTACCAAACTGTTGATATCAGCCCGGCCAACAGCGCCGTAATCAGCCTGGTTACGAATGCTGGCTCAACGTTCCGCAAGAACATCGCCTTCGCCCCTGAAGCGATCACGATGGTCACTGCCGACCTTGAGAAGCCTCCGATGACTGAGTGCAGCCGTAAGGAGTATGATGGTGTGTCGATGCGTGTCCTGCGCTCGTACGTGCCTGGTACTGACCAAACGGTCACTCGTGCTGACGTTCTATTCGGTTATCTCTATATCCGACCTGAATGGGCCGTCATCGTGGCGGATGCCGTCTAAGTCTTAAACTAAGGGCTATGCGCGAGAATGTCTAGTAAAGATGATGATGATTTAGGGGCGGCCAAATCTGTTCGCAGTAATGGTCACTCCGCATCTGGTGGTCACGCTAAAACTACGCCACCAGCCATCCGTCAAACTACATTCTCGCGTATAAACCGATCTCGCTGGGATCTCCCCGGCCAATTCACTTCAGGAGACGATATGCCCTACCAGTTCTATGAGTACCCTAAACATGTCTATCCGCACCCCGATAAGCCTAAGCACTATGTCCTGGTGAATAATGCCGAAGAGGAGCGTGAAGCTCTCGGTGGCGAGGAAGTTATCAGCGAAGAGGATGAGCGTACTCGTCTTCTGACCCTGGCCTCCGTAAACAAGGTTCCCGTGGATAAGCGCTGGGGCCCCGCTAAGATTACCAAAGCGATTGAAGACGCCGGGTTCGACCCGACTGCCAACCCTTTCGAGTAAAGAGAACTAAATGACCACTGTGAATGACCTTCTGTCCCTAGCGCTAATCGACTCCGGTATCCTCGGCGTGGGTCAGATTGCCACTGCGGAAGACATTCAGAATGCGCTGATCCGTGTCAATTATATGATTGGACAATGGAATCGTAAGCGTTGGTTGATCTATAATCTAACAGATGTGTCCGTCGTTACCACCGGGGGAGAGAGTTATACAGTTGGTACTGGGCAACAATTCAATACGCCCAGGCCAGACAGGCTAGAGGATGGGTGCTTCCTGCGCCAGATTGCAACAGGTAATACACAACAAATCGACTATCCCCTACAATTGCTACCCTCGCATGAAGACTATAACCGTATCCGCCTAAAGACTATGGGCACCTGGCCATCTATCATGTTTTATGATTCCAACTGGCCCACAGGTACAGTCTTCGCGTGGCCAGTACCCAAGGCCAATCTATATGAATTACACATACTCGTAAAGAACCAACTCACTGCGTTCACCTCTTTAACTCAGACGATCAACTTACCTCCTGAGTATGAGGCGGCCCTGTCCTACAATCTTCAGGTTCGTCTGCGAGTTGCGTATAGGATGCCTCCTGATCCAGTTATGATTGAGCTGGCTAAAGACGCACTAAATGTTATCCGAGGGGCTAACGTACAGGTCCCCACGATGAAGATGCCCGCCGCTGTGATTGGTGCTCAGCGCGGTTACAATGTCTATAGTGACGGATATTAATGGCTCAACAGCGTATACCATTAACTGGCGGAATGTACCAGGCGAGATCTGTAATCGCCTCCGCACAACGCTGCGTTAATCTATATCCGGAGGCGAATACTCGGGGTGAGACACCTTTTCCCGTAACAATGCAATTGACCCCTGGCCTGACACTGCTAGCTGATACGCCCTCTCCACCACCACCGCCCCCTCCGCCGCCTCCCCCGCCGCCCCCCCCGCCGCCTCCCCCGCCGCCACCTCCTCCTCCACCCTTATCGGCTAATATCGGCAATGACCAGAATTTCTCTGGTAGTGATGCTGCCCATACATTCTCTCTGACAGTCACACCTAGTAGTGGTACACCTCCTTATACCTATCTATGGGATGAAGTCAGCACTGGTGGTGTTGGCAGCGGGACATTTACAGGGTCCACCACGGCGCAGACGACAGGTTACACAATCACCATCGGTACACCATTTAACTCATTCGATGCGTACATCAAATGTACTGTGACGGATGCGGCGAGTACTGCGGCTGATAGTAATACCGTCAACTTAACTTACACCTCACCATAAATGCCAATTCATCGCTGCTCATACACCGCATCAAATGGCCAACTCTTTGAGGTTATTGGTCAGTATGTCTATTATACTTCTCCAAACTGGACACGAACAGTTCTAGGGGAACTTGGTAGTGCGGACCTCAATCTAACAACACCCGTATCCATGGCGGATAATGGTCTGGCTATTGTAATTGTAGATGGGACTAACCTAGGAAGTGCAATCGACCTGACTACCCATGCCATGGCTAGTATTAATGATAATGGTACTGGAGCATTCTACGGGGCTGATCGAGTTGATTTCGTAGATACCTTCTTTGTCTTGAATCGTCCAGGCACTAATCAGTGGTACACATCCCTATCAAATGTGACGTATTCAAACCTCTTAGGCGGAATAACCCCGGGGGCAACCGCAGCGGCTTTTGATCCACTTGATATTGCCGCTAAATCTGGCAACCCCGATCCAATCCAAGCGGTCATTGTTATGCACCGTGAAGTGTGGCTTATCGGAACTGAGACTACGGAAGTCTGGTACGATGCTGGCAATGCCAACTTCTCATTCGCAGAGTTACCAGGCGTCTTCATTGAACACGGCTGTTGCGCTAAATACAGCATCGCTAGACAGGATCTTAATACCTACTGGTTGTCTCAGGATCGCCAGGGCCGCTGTATGGTCTTCACGGGCAATCAGTACGCAGCCAAGCGCATCTCCACTCATGCCATTGAACAGCAAATTCAACAGTATGCTGACCCTACTGATGCAATTGGATTTACCTATCAACAACTCGGTCATACGTTTTATGTCCTGACCTTCCCCTCTGCGGACGCCACATGGGTCTATGATGTGGCCGAGGAGATGTGGCACGAACGTACTTGGACCGATGACAATGGTGAGGAGCACAGGATCAGGGCTAACGACTGTGCGGCTGCTTATGGTTCTATAGTAGTTGGAGACTGGCAGAATGGACAACTGTACGAGTGGGACTTAAATGCCTATACGGATAACAGCTCACCTATCGTGCGCAGGCGAGGATTCCCCATAGAGGAGACCGGCGGCCAACGCATCGAATGGTCTCGCCTTATCTTAGATATGGATGTGGGTGAGATGGCTGATACACTCGTAAGTAACGAGTCTCGTATCTCTCTTCGTTATAGTGATGACAGAGGTAAGACCTGGGGCAACCCTAGAACTTGCGGAATTGGGGCTACAGGTCAATTCAATCGATCTGTCTTATTCACCCAACTGGGCCAGGGGCGCTATAGGGTCTTTGAAGTTTTCTGGGACTTACCGATCTTTACTGCACTTAACGGAGCTGATGCTTGGTTCCAACCAAGTGAAACATAATGGCTGATACGCAGCAGGGCTTTCCAAATATCTCCACACCATTTGTCACTACAACTGATGGCATCATTAAAGAGTCTTGGCGCAGACTTCTTATGACCTTGTGGCTTCGCAGCGGGGCTAAGGAGGGTGGATCTCTCTTTGCCGCAGGAGATATTAAGTTTTCTGGATCAGTAAGTGGGCAAGATGGTTGGTTAGTATGTGACGGGGCTCCCGTTAATCGGACAGACTTCCCACAACTATTTGAAGCTATTGGCACCACCTGGGGTCCCGGGGATGGTATTCTCACATTTAACTTACCAGACCTCAGAAATAGGGTAGTGGTGGGGTCTGACTACGCGCACTTCACAGGGACATATGGCCTTACTGCGGCTGGGTCCGCATCAGCAGTCCGCTATGCAGTTGTGACAGCATTGGTTAAGACGTAATGACTCAGCAATTCCTTATCCTAGCATTACCGAGGTCTCGAACCGCGTGGTTATCCGAGTTCCTGTCATATGATGACTGGTACTGTGGCCATGATGAACTTCAGTACATGCGCCAGTTAGAGGATGTTCAGTCCTGGTTTAATCAACCTAAGACAGGAACAGTTGAAACTGCTGTGGGACCCTTCTGGAGATTGGCTCTCCATATGAAGTCTGATTTAAAAATAGTCACTATACGCAGAGACCCGGAAGAGGCGGCCCGTAGTGCGGTCAACGCGGGGCTCAGCGATGATCTGGAGCAGACAGTTAAACTATTTAAGTATTTAGATCGTAAGTTAGACCAAATTGAACTACGGACCAAATGTAAGTCCTATCAATTCGAGGATCTAGTTCATGAGGAGGTCTGCGCAAATTTGTTCGAGCATCTTCTCCCACACAAACATGACAGTGAACGGTGGGCAGAACTTAATGCCAAGAACATCCAGGTTGATGTGGCCGCCCTTAACCGCTATGTTACAGCTTACAGGCCACAACTAGAACGCCTAGCGGCTATCGCCCGTCAGAAGAGTTTGATGCTCCTTGGCGCTAGTAGCGTAACCACAGGTCCAGAATTAGTATTAGAGTTTGAATCCTTTAAAAATCTACTAGACACTGGTCAACTCGCGATGAAAGAGCATTGCCTTGAGGTCGGTGAGAATCCTGATAACTATGCGAATAAGAATCTAGCCCTACTACAGTCCTATGACAATGCTGGTGCGTTACAGATCACAGTGGCGAAATCTAACGGACGCATATTCGGATACTTAGTCACTATTATTGGTGAGTCTCTAGAGTCTACCGGTCGTCTCTCTGGCTGTCACACAGCATTCTACAGTTCGCCAGATTACCCCGGGATTGGTTTAAAATTACAACGTAAAGCCGCTGAGGGATTGCGCAATCGTGGAGTGTCTGAAGTGGTTATGAGAGCTGGAATTAGAGGTGCCGGAGACAGGATCTCAACACTCTATCGTCGAATGGGTGCTGAACCATTTGGAACGTATTATCGTCTTCAATTGAAGGAAGCATAGAATGGGATTAGCCGCTGCTGTTATCGGTACAGGGCTTGCTGGGGCAGCAATTTCGGCTGGTGCATCTATGTCCGCATCCAACCAACAAGTAAGTGCTGAGAAGAGTGCTGCCGCCACGCAGCAACAGATGTTCAACCAGACTCAGGCCGGGCTAGCTCCGTACAATGCGGCTGGACAACAGGCTACAACTGAACTCCAAAATCTGACACCATTCAGTTTCAACCCGACTCAAGCGAACCTGGAAACTACCCCAGGCTACCAGTTCAATCTGTCCCAGGGGTTGAAATCCACGCAGAACAGTTATGCAGCGCAGGGCCTAGGAACTTCCGGCGCTGCCATGAAGGGCGCGGCCTCGTTCGCCTCCGGTCTGGCAGACACTACCTATCAGAATCAGTTCTCTAATGCCCTGAATAGCTATAACAGTAATCTTAATCGTCTACAGAACCTATCCACTACTGGCGAAAGTGCCGCTGCAAATACCGGTACGTTTGCGACTCAGACTGGGGCTAATATCGGTCAGACGGCTGTTGGTGCGGCCAATGCTGGTGCTTCCGGGGCCGTTGGTGTGGCTAATGCGGTCAATGGTGGCCTGGGAAGTGTGAGTTCTGGCCTTATCTATAATAACCTATTCGGTAGTAATTCTGGCGTGACCGCCGGTGGTGGTACTGGGATATATGGGGCAACTACTGCAAGTAACAATCTGTTAGATCCTAGCCTTAACGTGGTGGCCTAACCCATGGATAATCCGATGATTTTCCCTTCCCAACAAATGCCCCCGCAGCCCGTACAAGGCAATAGTTTCAATACGCCATCTCCTGCTGGCCCACAGGCTCAGCCCCAGGCCATGCCCCAACCAGATGAGATTGCGGGTGGTCACAGGGCTCTTGAGGCGACTATGGATGGCTTGATCAAACTTGTTGGTAAGCCACAAGGTGAATTGACCAAGAAGGATGTCTTTGAAGAGGCCTCCACTATGATCTCGCATGGAGCATTCCCGACCCCCGAAGGGAAGCAACAACTTATTGCTGAGTTGGCCAAACTGCCTGATGATGAGACTGGTATCCGAAAGGCGCTGGGCCAACAACTGCTACAGCTATCAATGCTCAGGGGTCATTTCCATACTGCATTTGGTCCGCCCCAACCCCAAGGAATGCCTCAAGAGATGCCCCAAGGAGCGCCCCAGTAATGGCTGGCTTTGACACGTCTAATGTGGCCGCACAAGTAACGCCCCCTGGGAATCCTCTTCAAACGATTGAAGGGTTCGCTGGTCTACAGAATACCCTGAATCAGAATAAGCTATTTCAGGCTAAGCAACTTGCTGGTCAATACGTTGGTCAAGCTACTGGTCCAGATGGTCAGGTTGACCCTAATAAATTAGTTCCGTTATTGCAGGCGGATAAGCGTACTGCTTTTGCAATCCCAGAAATTTTGCAGGGTGTCGCAGCGCTAAAAGGGCAAGGCCTAACCAACCAACAAACTGGCCTAGCCGTCGCAGGTACTCAGGTTGATCAACTCAGAAAGACTGCTGCCATATACGGGGCGGCTGGTGTTGCGAAGGGCGATACTGCTGGGGCTACTAAAGATGCCCATGATGCTATCAGTAAGTTAGTCTTATCCGGTGCGGTCATGCCCGAGGCTGCTGCTGCCTATATGGGTAGTGGCGACCTGACTAATGATATTAGGGCCGCCGCAATCGCAGGCGCTGGCGGGGATATTGTACGCCAGACTATTGCCCCTAATATTGCGAACATAGACACGGGTGGTACAATTCAAGGTGTTGCTCAGAATCCTGTCCTTGGGACTCAAACCTCTGTGGGTGGTAATTCCGCAAGTATCCCGGTCACGCTAACGCCTGCACAGAAAATTGTCCGAAATAGTGGTATTGACCCCACTACTGGTCAGCCCTATTCCGTCCCCAATGCGGCAACAGCCACGCCTACCGGAGACATCAAGCCTAACAACGGTATTACAGGGCCGCAGGGCCAGATTACGACAGGCCTGGCTACTGGTGCGGATATTCCTAAACTTGGTGCTGCTGAGCAGCTCAAGGCCCTCCAGGATACCCAAGCCAGTATCACAAATCAAGAGTCCAATGTTGATGAGCTTCGGACACTTGCTCGTGGTGTCAGGACGGGCCCCGGGTCTACTCAAACAGCGGATGTGATCGCAGCAATCAATCGTGCTACCGGATCAACTTTTGATGCGGGGTCCTCCTCACAACAAATTCTAGGTAAAATCCAAGAACAGATGGCTGCGGCTAACAGAGGTATTCTCGGATTCCTTCCCACTAACGAGCAGGCCAATATCAACCGCGCCGCCTCCCCGAATAATCAGATGGGTAATGCGGCTCTAGATGCGCTTGCCGCCCAGACTAAGGGGAACTTAGACTGGATAAAGGCTAAGAATGCCGCCTGGACCTGGGCTGACAATAAGCAGTTCCAGACGACTGGGAAACACTTGAACCCTGGTACGGACTATCTAACAGTTCAGGCGAGATTTAACGCACTGCATGACCCTCGGTACTTCCAAGATAAGTATATGACACCTGAGCAGAGAACTCAGATGATAACTGGTTCTATGTCTCCTACAGAACTCAAGAAATATAATGCTGGCAAGCAGCACTCAGACAATCTAGTCAACGGGTATAACAAATAATGTCCATCCCAGACCTTGAGGATGCCATTCCCGCCCCGGATGCTCCTGCAACTCCGGACTATTCGTCAATTAATCCTGATGTTATTCGTACCATCATCGGGGAGGGCGATCCTGCGTCTGTGGCGTCTGTCTTGTATAATCGTAAGTTGAAGTCTGGTCTTGACTATAATACGTTAATCACCGATCATTCTCAGTTCTCCGCCCGGACCACATCCGACTGGGATAAGTATAAAGATATACCTACTGATAGCCCTCGGTACCAGACTACTTTAGCTGCGGCCGCCCCTTATCTGCTCGGGACACAGAAGCCAGTCACCCAGGCTGACACATACTATGGTCCGAAGGCTATGAAGCCCGCCGGTAGTAAGGCCTCCTTTGACGATGGGACTGGTACTGAGGGGCCAGATGGACAACTCTACTTCACCGACAAGTACCATCCCCCTGGTGTACCTGACCTCAATGGGGCGGCTACTGCTGCTGTTGACCCGGCCGAGGCTGCCCAACTAGCTATCGATTCCGAGGCCTCTAAGGATAAGCCGGGCTTCCCCGTTTATGATCCGTATAATCACGTTGGTCGTAATGCGGATGGATCAATCGCTTTCCTCGGCGGAAATCCTGACGATGCGGCTAAGAATGCTAAGCAGGATGCGGCTGACACGGCTGCTGATCCCACCCATAGCCTACATCTAACTGTTGGCGCTCAACCAGATACAAATCCTGATCGGATCGCCCAGTGGCTCAAAGATCATCCGGATGACATTGCCCATAAAACTCAGTCCGCTAGCAACCCAGTTGATACTGCCGGCGGGGGCCAGAGCCTCACAGGTATTGAACAGGGCCTGTCAAACGTCAAGAATTCTGTCGAAGGTCTTGCCGCCCCCTTCAGCCAGAGTGCTCGCAATGATCTGGCCCAGGGTCTCCTTAACCGACAATCGAATGATGCCAACTACTCAGGTAGTCTTCAATATGGTCTGGGCAAATTTGGCGGTGAGATGCTCGGTACCGCACCAGCCCTAATGATCCCGGGTGCTGGTGAACTTGCTGAGGGTGCATTGGCCGGGTCTCGCTTTGCCCCCGCCGCATCATTCCTCGGGGGTACTGCCGGAACGAATGCTCTTACGCGAGGGCTCTCATTAGCTACACGAGGTCTTGCGCAGGGCGGGGAAGTGGGTGCCCTAACATCCGCTGGAAATAATAATTCTCTTGGTCAGAATGTTGGCCTCGGGGCTATTGGCGGTGCTGTGGCGACTCCTCTGGCGGAGGGTGCCTCTAACTATGTTAGCAACCTGTTTAGTGGTGGGGCTACAAAAGGTGTGACCCCTGCTGTTGCGAGCCTGGCCCAGGTTGCTGTGGACAAGTATGGTATTCCACTGCGTGTCTTACAGATCAAGGGTGCTAACAACGTTAATCGTGCGGCTGCGACTGCTGACTCTGAGTTAATTGGCAAGGATGCTGGGCACGCTGCTAATAATGCTGACCAGCGGACAGCCTTCACAACAGCAGTTGCAAAAACCTTCGGCTCAGATGCAGATAAGCTAACTCCAGATGTTATGGATGCGGCTAAAGATCGCATTGGCGGCGTGATGAATGATATCGGTTCCCGTACTAATATTACCAATACACCAGAACTATTAGCGAAGTTGCACTCAATCACATGGAATGCGGCTCAGGTGGTGCCAGATGCGGAACTTAAGCCGCTATTGAATCAAATTAAAAATATCTCAGACACATTCCAGCCCGGGATTGGGCATAATAGTGGTGAGGTGCTCTCGGGACCATCATATCAATCCCTGATTGCTAAGGGCAGCCCCCTAGACAATGCTACAATAAGCAAGAACAGCGATATCAGACAATACGCCCAGCAAATCAGAAATGCCCTAGATGATGCTCTGGAGGCAGAGGCTAGTCCAGAAGATGCGGCCGCACTTAAACAGGCTAGATTTCAATATAAAAACTTAATGACTGTTAAGAATCTTGCAGCTAAGGCTAATGTTGAGGGTGAAATTAATCCAAATCTTCTCAATGGGGCTGTGAATACAAACTTCAAACAACGCGCATTTCAAGGCGCTGGTGATTTAGGCGAGTTAGCTCAAATCGGCCAGACCTTTATGAAGGAGCCTCCGAATAGCTTTACGGCTGACCGCCTATCTGACAGGCTCAAGCAATGGGCTCCAAGCTTAGTCGGCTCTGCTGGTATCGCAGACTCAGTTCTTGCCCTCTCTCACCCTATTCCTGCGGCTGTTGCGGCTGGCGTGGCTGGTGGCGGAGCAGCAATCAAAGGCCTGGCAGGGGCGGCTAAGCGAATGTCTAATCTATCACCAGACGTTAGGAACAGATTTTTAGGTAATGCTCTAAACGGAACATCTAAATACTATCCGACCGAGGCTCCTGTTAACGCGGGAACTGTGGCCGGATCTATTTTAACTAATAATATGTTCCAACCTAGTCCAAAACAGGGAACTAAGTAATTGACCACTACCGTCGCCCTTCTCCCCAATGGCCGTCAGCAATTCTTTGATGGGAATGGCCAACCACTCGTCGGTGGGCAGGTTTTCACTTATATCCCAGGTGGCTTCACACCTAAAACTTCATACAGCGATTATGCGGGTGTTATCCCTAACACTAACCCAATCACCCTAGACTCATTAGGGTCAGCAGCGATCTGGGGTCCTGGCTATTATCGTCAGATCGTTAATGACAGTCTAGAGAATCTCATCTGGGATCAGGTAACTCTCGCCACGGCTTCCGGGGGTTCTGGTGGTGGCGTTATTAGTGTTGATGTGTCAGGTGGAACCACGGGTCTGATAACTTCAGGAGGCCCCATCACAACCTCAGGAACCATCACTCTTGCGGGAACACTCGAACTGGTAAATGGGGGAACTGGTGAGAATACTGCCGCTGCCGCCTTTAATGCCCTATCGCCTATAACATCTATTGGCGATCTTATCGTTGGAAATGGGACTAACCGCGCTACCCGCTTAGGTGTTGGTGGTACGGGAGACGTGCTCCTAATCTCTGGTGGTGTGCCTGCCTGGGGTTCTGTCTCGGGCACAGGTACCGTCACGAGTGTTGCAGTTTCGGGTGGCACTACCGGCTTCACCACCTCGGGTGGGCCGATTACCGGATCAGGTACGATTACAATTGGAGGCCACTTACTCGGCACAACGACTAATGATGATGCGGCTGCCGGTTATGTCGGTGAGTATATTAGCGAGACCCGAGCCTTTGGCAGTGCAGTCTCGCTCACATCCACAGTGGCTGCTGATGTCGCATCCATCAGTCTCACTGCCGGTGACTGGGATGTTAACGGAAACGTTGGATTCGCTGGCAGCAGTTCGGCAGCGATTAATGCTATCACTTGGATCAGTACAGTATCTGCAACGAGGCCCTCACCCCCGAATGCGGGAGGCTATAACTCAAGTGCCCCTAATTCAAGTAGCGTAAGTGGCTTGGTTATTATTACCGGGACTATTCGTCTAAGTTTGGCCACCACAACCACAGTATATCTAGGTGCTTACTCTAATTTTGGTAGTGGGACCGTAACGTCCTATGGCTTCATTGGCGCACGAAGAGCAAGATAAGATGATTAATAAATTAACCTTGGGAGAAAATTTGATGCACAATAAGCTTTCAAGAAGCGCGGCCTATCGGCCTAAGCTCGTTAGCCTAGGGGCATTTCTGTGCATCTTGGCTCTGTCCCCGTTGGCTCATGCTGCACCATATCCTGTGATTGCCCAGGATGTTGGTGTGTGCGATCCTAACTCGCCACTGCACTGTGTCGCACCAGATTCAAGTGGGAATATTCCTGTAGTCACTAGGCCTAGCGGAGCCACATCAACGGATGCGTCCGGCACCGTTACCCTTGGTGGCACATATCAAACGGCCATCGCTGCTAGCTCTATACGCAAGGGGTGCCTGATCCAGAACCCGACGACTGCCGTTGAAGCGTTAAATGTCAGGGTAGGTGCAACGACGGTGTTCAATCTTCTAGCAGGCGGCACGTTCAGTTGCGCCAGCGGTAGCATTGTCGTTACGGACGCAATCACCATCACGGCTCCCACCACAGGCCACGCCTTTTCGGCGGTCTACCAATGAGAGTCTTCGCAAGCGTCCTAACTCTCCTTGCCTTTGCCGGTGCGGCTGAAGCCCAAACGATCAACGCTGGCGGGGGTTGTGCTCCTGGCATCATCTGTGCAGTGGGCACCATCACCGGGTCTGCGGCGGATAGCTTCTCCCTGTCCAATGTAGCCGCGTCGGCAACGGTTCCAACAATCAATCCGGATAAAGGAGATGCCACCACAGGCATCGGCAGTGCGGCACTCGGCAATCCTGTCATGATCGCGAGCGGGACGCGGGTGCAGCAATGGGGCACGTTTGGGACGATCGTATATGTCGATCTGCTTTCCTCCACTGCAACGAGTTTCCGCCTACAGGGGCAGGGGGCAACGGCAACATTACCCACCTTTTCCCCCAATCGTGCGGACGCGAAAGCAGGGATTGGTGCGGACGCGGCCGGAGATGTTTCGTTAATCGTGGATGTTTCGGGGACCGCGACCGAAGCGCTTCGTGCCGCTCCTCTAGGCGTCTTTGCCTTAGGGGCCATCCCCACCGTAACCGGCACGGGTACGCCCACTATCGCTTCAGGCTCGACAGACACGGCAGGCGAGGCGACCACTGGCACATCGGGAACCTCTCTAGTCATCACTTTCGCCAGCACGAAGACTAATGCCCCATTCTGTACCGTCACGCCGCAAACCCAGCTCCTGGCGTTCGCCTATACCATTTCCACCACCGCGATCACGATTACCCAGACGGCGACGACGGGTGAAAAGATCGACTATCATTGCTTCCAGCACTAGGGATATGACCGTGATCGCTAGATTCCTTCTATGTCTTGTTCTTAGTTGGGCGGTTAGCTTTGGCGCTTACGCACAGAGCATCTCGCTTGGAGCGGGTCTGTCCCAAGGCCAAGTCTCGGGTTTCGGCGATAGCATCACTGCGGGAAATCAAGACGCCAGCGGCGTCACTTGGCCAGGACAATTGTTGGGCCAGAAACCCACGTTCATCGTCAACAACAACGGCATCGGCGGCCAGGGTTCTGGCCAGATCGCCGTGCGGATGAACGCCTATCCTGGCCAGACTCAGCAAACGTTCGATGTCGGGTTCACCCTTCCGACGAGCGGCCAAGTCGCTGTCCACTTTCCGGCGTTCTACGATCCCTGTTATCGCGCATTTGCCCCCGGCATCATTCTTCAAGTCGTTCTCTCGGGCACGCCCTACCTGGGCTATTGTATCGACCCTGGAACCCATCTCTACCTTTTCACGCCGATCAACTTCCCCGCTTCGCCCATTTCTGTCTCGGCCGGAACTAATTGGACCCCCGTCACGCGGACCCAGCTCAACGGCTGCATCGTCATCGAGGAGGGGATCAACAATGGCCTCACCGCGCCCACCCAAGTTCTGGCGGATATCGCAGCATCGGTAGCGACGGCCCAAAGCTACACGACCTGCTGGATGGTCATGACGCTGCTTAATGACGCCGAGACAACTCAATGGTCAGGGCAGGCGGACTACAACTCGATCATTGCCCTGAACACCGCGCTCATCTCTGCCTACGGCTCCCACGTGATTGATATCCGGACCAACCTAATAAATGCCTACGACCCCTCTAACGCTGCTGACGTCATCGACCACGGCCACGATGTTCCGCCTTATTCTCTGCGCGCTGGGGACCTTAGCGGCACGACCGGTGCGATAGCAGACACAAGCACCTGCGCGTTTACGACGACCGCAGCCCTAGCTAACGGCAACGTCGTGACGGTGGGCTCCGAGAAGGTATTCATTTCCGGTGGCTCCAGCGGGTCGTACACCTGCACTCGGGGCTATGCCTCGACCACGGCAGTAACCCATATCAGTAGTTCTGCTTTCACGGCAGTTGATGTGATCCACCCAGGACAGAACGCTACGAGTGCGGCCAACCCAAATTTTACCAATGGCTACACCGGCATTGCCACCTGGGTTAAGAACTGGATAGATTCAAATGGTTTTTAAAATATCATGAACGGTTGGTCCCTTGATCAGGGTACAGTCGCCGCAGTCGCCCTAGGCTTCGCTATGATGGTACAACTAGGCGTTGCCATCTGGTGGGCCTCAGGTATCTCTCAGCAAGTGAAAACACTAAAAGAGGATGCTAAGGCTAGTAGTGCTATGCGTGAACTGGTAATTGAACTTAGAACTGAAATGCGTGGCTTCCGTGAGACCATCAAAGACCTAGCCGAGGGTCTTAGAGGCAGACAACGCCAGAGAATACCGGCTCATGATGATACGTGCAACACTTAAAAGGAAGATATAATGACTGATGACCCAATTCAGGACATCGCTAATACCACACCTGCTGTAATTCGTTGGCTCATCTCGGGGCAACTCAGGCACCTTATGGTGGCTGCTGGGACTTACATGCTTGCAAAGGGCGTGCTTCCATCAAATACTGCGGAGCAGGCCTTTGTTAATTGGGGCGTTAATGGGGGATTAATCTTGGTTGGTTTGATCTGGTCCTTCATGAATGAGAAGGCCAAAGTTAGCACAACCCAAACTGAACAAGGAGATACAAACTAATGTCTATTCTATCAGACGCCTGGACCGGCAAAACTACATGGCAAACTGCCGTTACTCGTATTGAGGCGGATGTTACCAAGGCCTTTAGCGGCAGCACAGTGGCCACTCAGGCTGAGGCTGCAATCCTTACAGACCTTAAGCAGGCTGCGAGCAATGCCATTGGGGCCGCAGACACCCTTCTGGGCGGTCTTATTGGTCCGGCGACCCTTACCGTTGAGACTACAGTTAATGGGCTTCTAGCGAGTGCTGTGGGGCCTGTAGCTGGTGTTGTAACTCCGGCTATTGATGCGGCCATCGTTACTGCCGCTAATGCGCTGAAGGCTGCGGTGGATGCTCAGGTTGTGGCGTTTAGGGCCAGTCTTACTAAATAAAAGCGTAGCAGATTTGCTACAAAAGAAGGCCCGCTGGGATGCTACTCCTGGCGGGCCTTTAGTTTGTCTAGAGCGCCCGGTAATACTCCGCGACGCATTTATACTAGTAGTTCACGTAGCTCAGCTATTTCGAGTTCACATGCTCTTTGGTAGGCTAATAGTCGCTCACCTTCCGATGAACCTTTTCTAATCATGTCTGGAATTTTCATGAATGCCGGGTGTCGATCTTTCCACTGTAATTCCAGGCGGTCTGCCAGCTCCTCCCGTTCAATTATTGACAAACTAAACACTCCTCTGGTTCAAGTTTAGGTGCTAAGTATCCATCCGCAACTGTGTTCGTAGCCCTTTGCATGGAGCGACTTCTCACATAATACAATGATTTTGACCCACCTTCCCAGGCCGTCCAATGCAAGTCATTCAGGAGTTGTTTATCAATATCGGCAGGAAGGAACAGATTAACTGACTGAGCTTGGCAGAGATACGGTGCTCTGTCATTTGAAAGTTCCACCACCCATCGTTGGTTGATTTCAAAAGCAGTCTTGAATACATCCTTCTGGTGCTTTGTTAGCTGATCAAGATGCTGGACTGATCCGTCTCGTTTGAGGATGTCTTCCCAGAGTTCTTCATCTGATCCAATAAGTCGTTCAAGTTCTGAATTCCTAACGATAAATGATCCCGATAACGTTTTATGCGTGTAGACATTCGCCGGGATCGGCTCAATACCTGCACTAACTCCTCCACAGATAACCGAGATGTTTGCCGTCGGAGCCACTGCCAACTTGTGTGAGAACCTTTCACCTGGAACATCTGGGCAACTTCCCCTTTCGTTTGCAAGTTGAATAGAAGCCAGATCAGCCGCTTTTTTAATCGTCTTGAAGATTCTTGCATTCCATACCTTTGCCATTACAGATTCGAAGGGGATATCGTTCTGTTGAAAGAATGTGTGCAACCCCATCACACCAAGTCCGATAGCTCGTTCCTGCCCTACAGAATATCTAGCTCTCGGTACAGTTGTACGATGTTCAAAATCATCCAGAACATTATCGAGGAACTCACAACAATCAGAGACAACTTGATCCAATGGGGATTGAAATTCATCCCATTTTGCCAGGTTAAGACTGCCCAAGCAGCAAACAGCAGTACGATCTTTATCCGTGGGAAGAGTAATCTCGGTGCATAGATTAGATTGTCGTACACGTAGACCTAAATCCTTCTGAGCCTGTGGAAGTGCCCGATTAACAGTATCAATGAAATTGAGATAAGGCTCACCAGTCTCTAACCTAGTCTCTAGAATACGTGCCCATAACTCTCGGGCCACAACCTTTTTAATTGTCTTACCGGTCTTGGGGCTAACGAGATTAAACTTAGTCCCAGCTTTAACGGCCTCCATAAAGTTATCAGTGATATTAATGCCATGGTGAATATTAAGGGAACGGCGGTTCGCATCGCCAGAGGGCCTGCGTATTGAAATAAACTCTTCAATTTCTGGGTGATAGATGTCTAAGTAGACTGCCGCACTTCCTCGTCTAAGGCTTCCCTGAGAGATTGCAAGGCTAAGGCTATCCTGCACCTTGAGGAACGGGATAATGCCTGAAGTACTCCCCGAACTTCCAACCGCCTCTCCAATAGAGCGAACTCCGCCCCAATAAGTTCCAAGCCCGCCACCTTGTTTAGATAGCTCAATGTTCTCGTTCCACGCATCCTTGATACCCTCCATCGAATCTTCTACAGAGTTCAAAAAGCAGCTGATCGGCAGGCCTCGGTCTGTGCCACCGTTACTGAGGATCGGTGTGCTGGGCATGAACCAAAGCTTGTCAAGATAGGATCGTATCCGTTCTCGATGGCCCTCATCAGAAGCATATGCCTGCGCCACACGATCAAAGATGTCATCCGGCTCTTTCTCATCGCCCCATAGATACCTGTCCTTAAGCGTCGCAATACCGAAGTTAGTTAACAATTTTACCCCACTCAATCATACTAAAAGCTATTTCTCTATTTTTAAACTGAGACCTTTCGCTACAGCAGGCCGCCATTAGGCCACTCTCGTCATCTGTAACTTTTACCCACGTAGGTTCTGGGGATACGTATTGGCCGCCTCGCTCACGAACGGGGTATACTTCAATTTTTATTGTCATCTAAACCTTTCCACACATCATCCCAGCTCCCCATGGTCGCGGCCTTACTATACTCAGTCGCACGAGTCTCGAAAAAATTACTATGTTCGGGCCCAGAGAGCAGCGGAGTTAACCAGGGGAGTGGATGTTTTCTACCAGTTTTAAAGATTGACTTAAGTCCGAGATTACGCAGTCTAAAATCACATATGTATCGTATGTAATGTTTGAGTTCTTCTGGAGTGAGTCCCTCAACAGCTCCACCTTCGAACGCAAGATCAACAAACTTGTCCTCTTGCTGAACGACCAATTCTGCAATATCGTAGATTTCGCCTTTAAGTCCTTTTGTAAGGCATCCTGTCTCGTGTACGAATGTATTAAACAGATCAGTAATACCATCGCAGTGAAGAGACTCATCCCTAACAGACCAACTAACAATTTGACCCATTCCTTTCATGAGATTTCGACGCGGGAAGTTCATTAGGACTGCAAAGGATGCAAAAAGCTGGACGCCTTCCGCGAATCCACCGAACATAGCCAAGGTCTTTGCAATATTTTCCGCACTGTCTACAGTGAAGTTCTGGTATGTCTCGTGCTTGGCTTTTAATTCGTCGTACTCCATGAACTGACTATACATAACATCGGGCATACCAACCGTATCAATAAGCTGACTGTACGCATCAATATGCACAGATTCCATATTTGCAAAGCTGGAAAGCATCATCTTAATTTCAGTCGGAAAAGATAATTGTCCGAGCCTAGTCATATAGTTATCTTGCACTTCAATATCCGACTGGACAAAGAAACGAAAGATGTGAGTAAGGAGGCTTCGCTCCTGGTCGTTGAGCTTGATTGCCCAATCTTTCACATCTTCCGCTAGAGGCACCTCTTCGGGGAGCCAATGGATGCGCTGCTGGAGCTTGTACTTGTCGTAGGCCCACGGATATCGGAAAGGGCGGTAGCCTACACTAGGCATCAGAATACTGGGTAAATTATTCATATAGAAGCTTATTAATTCGATTTACCAGACCTTGAGTCTGAATTTCAGTAATATCGCCAGGTACGAAATCTCCCCGGATAAATAATTGAATTAGAAGTGCCTTGGCCTCCGCAAGGAGTAGTAGTTTTGTATCAGTGTATTCGTTACTCATATTCCTCATCATACCTTATCTGCTCGAAAAAGACGCCATCGTCATCTTCGTCAATCTGCCTACGCCTGCGATCCGGTAACACTCGCTGACGGTATTTATTAGATGCTAGGTCTCTTGCGATATGATTTCTCCGTCGCTGAAGACGTCGTTGTTTGGAATCATATTTATTCAAACCAGTCATTCGCTTGGCCTAATTACCCGGGGCTATCGTCCGTCTGCCAATACCTACTATATTTTTCTGCAAGCTCAAGCATGTCCCTGGGATAGCCGTTATTTAAAAGGAATTTACGAAAAGTCGTACTTTCATCAAGAGGTTTTGGGAAGCCATACCGCCATCCCTCGGGAGGGTCGCACATCGTAATCAATTTGCAGTTTCCTTACCATAAAGTAACATCAAAGCCATCACCAACCAAATTAAATTAACTGAAGTTAGGGCAATCCCACCGATGAGGCTAGCCCACTGTTGTAGATGACTATAGAAATAGAGGTTCCAAATACCCCATGACCAAAAGAATAGTGTAGGCACCCATGAGACTCCCTGGATTTGCCTGTCGCGTAGAAGGGCCCTAACATTCATAACTTGAAATAAGGCTCCTACGAATTCGATGGTCGCATTAAAGAGATCAGGCTTTTCAAAATTAAACACGAAGACCTTCTAATTCGATGATCAAATCGATTTCATGTTTGATCTTCAGCAAGTCCTCAAGACCATTCTTGTTACGCCAACGAGTAATTCGTTTGACCACATTACCCTCAAGATAGGTGAGCTTATTGGCCATAATGTATTCGACAGGTTGGATGATGTTATTCTTATAATGTGACCCACCGACCTGAGTACTTAGGGCGGAGAACTTACTTGGGGCTAACACCCTCCCATACTCCCCCATCAAAGTTTCTGCCCAGGCTTCCGCCTTATCCTGCAATTCGCTCATAGTATTCGCCCTTCTCGCTCTAACCGGCGATGCGGTCAAGGATTTCCTCATTTTCTTCAATTAAATAATCAAAAGCATCGATTAGATCGTTGACTGATAGGTTGAGCATCTCCACCAAATCGTACACATCAAAGTTCTCCCGGAGGCGTTCCATCTCACTAGTGGTCAACAATGCCGTCACCGACTTCTTTCTTGATGGCAGTCCGGGCACCCGTACTCCAACTGCCGCACTGGACACATTGCAGCCTCTGTGTCTTAAAATACTTAGTCCGACTAAATCCTCGATGCTGGGTGTGCTTACTGCCACAATTTCCACACTCTGACCTGTCGTCTCCGAGATGAGGATGATTACGGATGAAGCCTTTCACATGCAGATAAAGACGTGTAGTGAGTTTGACGTCACCAATACAATACTTTTTCATGCGCTTCTGGCATTTCGCATCCCCCTCCATAACACCGCGCCAGAGAGAAAACCCCTCGTGCTTAATCTTAGCGCCGAGTTCAAATAGGGGACCGATGAAGGCTAGTTTGTTGATATATAGTCCGAACTGTTTGACTGTCTTATACACATCGATCTGGGTCAGAGGGGGAATATCCTCAAGGCCCGCTAGGATGAACTCCCCGCGGAACTTAGGTATGTCGAACTTCATCGAATTGTAGCCCACGACCGCATCAGCTTCAGATAACAGCTTATGGGCTGCTCTAAGCATACCGTAGTGACCATCATCCCAGTCAGAGTAGAACATGATCTCTTTTTCACCAACCCATTGGGCTGCGAAACAGATGATACCACCAGACTTTATTACTTGCTCGGGTTGGACATTAACATCATAGGCATTGAACGCGTAAACAACACTTGGCTTTGTCTCACAGTCAATCACCAGCACTCGCTTACTCATCTAGTGCCCTATACTCCGGGAGAACCGGCTTATCATACCAATTGGACCAACCGTCGAATCTCCGCTCAACATACTCTAGCCAACGCCAGTCGCGATCACCTACATAAACAGGCAACCATGCGAAGGTTTTATGCCATTCCCGTGAGGCGTACACGCGAGACATCCTAGAAATACCTAAGTCTAAAATCATTTAATCCATTCCTCCAGTGGCAACTCATGGCTCCAGCCAAAGCCGTTTTTCTCGGCCCAGCCCGCATGAGTTTGTTTTGTCCCACTAATTTTCTTATGGGCATCGAAAAAGACAAAGAAGATTTTTAGGTGTGGATTACATTTCTTAACTGCAATCATCTTCCTCTTAGAATCTTTGTCCAAGAACCCCTTCCCCTCAATGACATTACCATTTGGCAGAACCCAATCGGGGATGTACTCCGCATGGATACTGTAGGGAATCCTGAGACTCTCATACTTGGCCCCAGCCTTTAACCGCTGAAATTCAGCATCAACCCTACGTTCAAAGGGGTTTCTTGGTCCCGCCATACTAGCTGGACAGCCTTCCGGTGAACTTGACCGAGCCACTAGAGTTCGCGTAATTAACATTATCCAGCGGGGCGATAAAATGGAACTTCGATGCAGCGTATGGGCCTTGACAAATACCAATAAACGCTGGAGTTGCAATAAGATAACCTTCGCACTTAATAATCTCGTCCTGACCATCAGATTTCTTTACTGAGATTTCATAGATATAATGCGTAGGTTCCTTGGGTTGTTCGTCTCCAGTGGAGGGGAAGTCAACGATGTTTTTCATACTTTTTATCCTTATTATTATTATTTTAATTACGACCATAGAAAGTTATTTCGCCGGGATTCCGGTCCTCTGGCACGAATAGATACCATGCACAGTTATCTTTACCAGTCATCTTTGAATCTGGAATCCATTTGATGCGTCCGATGGAAACTATGCTACGTAGCCTGTTCAGATAAGGTATCGACTGTTTAGTATGAATCCAATCAGCATCAAACAGTAGCCAAGTCGAGACCTGCGCCGAAAAATGGTCAATCAGTGGGTGGAGGATATTTCGATCCCATGGGGGATTGGTTATTAGATATTCAGCCCTATCACCGAAATATACTTGCAGCGCATCAGCCTTATAAATATCCACATTCTGAGGCTCAATATCATAAGCCTCTATGCAAGTATGCCCGGAAGCCTCTAAATGTCTAACAAGCGCCCCGTCACCAGCGCACGGTTCGATGAATTGCGTATTTAGAGGGAGATGGTCTAGAAGTGGTAGGACTGCTTCCAGCGGTGTTTGATAGAAATCCCTTGGAATCCTTTCAAAATTACTTCTCTTACCCATTAAAAGGTCACTTCCATAACCTTAGGTTCTGACTCGATATGGGTGAACCATTTGATACCGCTGGAATAGACATAGCCTCTGAGCCCGAGACCACCATTAGAGTCTGACCAACACGTCTGCTTGAATTTGCAATAGGAGCAGCCAGTGCTTAGGCTCAGATTACCATTCGGACTAAATCCACCGGTCTTATAGTTTTTAGACCCCTCAATCTTAGGGCTGTAGCACCTCTCAGGGGGCTCGGGGCTGGCAATAACGCCTCTTAGATAGTCAATGCGCTCAACCGGTTGAATATTGGCCAGCTCAGCACTATCCATTTGCATAAGCGCTAGATGACCAAGAGTTTTATCCCCCGCGAAGAAAGCCCCGGGAAGTCCTCCAAGTGACAAACTATATCCGGAAATTTGCTCCATATAACCGAAACCATCATCATTCCGGAGTTCGCCGGTCTTGAACTTCTCAAAAGATCGCGTCGATGCGGACTTAACATCCACAACCACTCCATCGATTATCGCATCGATATGCCCCACAACTCCATTAAGTTCGACTGTGGCCTGCTCCTGCTCAACAGTGTGCCCAGCCTCTTTAGCCAGGAACAAGAGAACAGCCTCCCACAAATCTCCGGTAAGAAACTTGAGACGTACATAAGGTTCTAGGGGTTCTGCTGACCGCCTTGCATCCTCTGCTAACTCACTATCATTTAAATCGTACCAGAGAGCCCTAGGGGGCTTCCCTATGGCCGATAGGCGGAGGTTTGGCTTCTGGCCCTCACGGTTCTCAGCTAGGCGGCTAGAGACTATTTGAGCGAGGCTGTGGCCAAATTCCTCAACACGCTTAGGGTCACACTCATGCCCCTTGAACAGCCCGTACACGTCCTCAATTAGTGTCGTGATCTCAGGTGCTGACAATGCCAAGGTCCTTATAACTGGAGATCAGTGTGTCTGACATATCAGTCTTAACATCGCGCTTTGCGATTAAGAACGTGGCCCATTCTTTGTTATTGAATTTCTCAAAGGCCTCTTGTTCGGTCTCAGCTAGGACCGTAGCGTCACAGTCCTCAGTACCTTCGATCTGCCTATTAAACTTAAATGCGTATTTTCGCATCTTATCTTTCTTAATTGTTAGTTCTGCTTAAAAGTGCGAAGATAGGCCCCATCCTGCCGCCTACTCTTCCGTAGCAACGAACTTATGCTACGCCCAATCCAAGCACCCGTAGGTCTTGGGTTAGTTCTTACTGCGGGTTACGCAGCATCCTCAGACCAGTTCTCACCATCGTCCACAACCGGGAAGTCCTCCTGATCACCGGAGGGCACATAGGGCACATGCTCCCAGACTTGCATCTTAATTAGCCCGGGCTTCAGGCCACCAGCAGCCTTCTCATTAAGCGCATACATGACATTGACCACAGACTTATTACCGATAAAGGTATTCTGATCCCATGGCTGACCCTTGTTATCAACAACCTCGATGGGCTTACCTGGGGTACCATCCATCTTCGTAGCAGCACGCTTGAAGGAGATAAAGTCTCCGCGATCATCACCCTTGTTCTTAATGTACGCACCAACGCCCTCTTTGATTAGGCGCTTCTTAGTGTCCGGGGTAATGGCCACATCAAGCGACCATTCGAGCTTAGTCTTATCATAACCTGGCTTAGGCTTACCGACAACCTTAGCGTAGAAAGCCTTACCTTGTAACATTGGCATGTTTGTTTCTTGTCCTATTTTTTCTTATTGTTTGATAGTGGAGGAATACATCTTCCACTACGAATATAATAACCTATCTACGTATCTGTGTCAACACTATTCGTACTACTAGGCAGCAAGTGAGTGTTGATATACCAATTATAGTCCTCGATCTCCTCCTCTGTAAAAACTACATCTTCAAGCATACAATGCTCATCACATTCTGGGTCTTCGCAGGAGTAACATCGCATACCTACAGAATGCCTAATGTTTGTAACGCCGAGACTGCCGCATCTCGATCTGAATAACCATCCTCAGTCCTCCGAAAGAATATGAATGAGTACGCATCTTCAAGGGCATACTCTTCTGCTAGGTCATAGCCGAAATTGTACTCTTCGTTATCTTCCATCTATAGGATTCCTAAAACTTCTAGAGCCATCCGAGCAGCAGATACAGACACTTGAGTATCTGTTAAGTACCCATCGAATAGTCGGTCAAAGGCCGGTGCTAAATCATACTCCTTGGCCAGGTCACGACCCCAGTCATAGGCACCATCGAAATACGAATCATAGTCATCCATTGACAAATCTCCAATCCATGATAAAATACTTTAGTTGGGCCCCCTAAGCAGGATAATACTACAGCTCCTCAACAATTAGGCGCTGCTTACCCCAGATGTAAAAGTCTCGTGGCTGCACATCATCTTTTTCAAAGATCGTTGATTTAAATCGTACCCATCCCTCCTCATCGTTAATCTTATTCTCAAAGGTCACCTCCAGCCTGACTCGACTGTGGTTCTCAACAGTGATTTTGGTTGTCATTTAATTCCTAGTGATTTCATAAAATCTTCCTTAGTGATTGGCACCATCTCGCGATCCTCGGGCTTTGCCAAAAAGAATCGTCGTTTAGTGGGTCGTTGCCCATGAGAACCCTCGTTTGAATGAACCTGCGAGGGGGACACGGAAGTTGAGTTCTTCACCCGCTTCCCTGATACTTTGCATGGCGAGCTTACCGACTTCACGTGAATCCCTCCGTAAGCAATCTAGTTGACCCTCGTCGTGGATGTCCGCGACTCGTAAACAATCCAAACCTCTTTCTGTAATATGTCTGTCCAGTATGATAGATGCCTGTTTCATAACGATGCCTCCCGCCGATTGACACTTGTAATTCAATGCGGCATGTGGACTTGGGCAACGTACATAGCCCCCATCAATAGTCTCCAGCCAACCGTTATCTCCTTCATACTCACGCTTAAGCTCTTTAACCAGCCTAGCCAAACCCGGTGTGGCCTCTTCAAGAATCTTCCGAACTCTCTTGCCCTCCTCTTTAGCGGCTCGACCAGATAGTTCTGGTTTAAGCGTGGCCCCAAGTTTGGCATCCTGAGCGCCATACTGGAAGGCGTAAAAAGCATTTTTTACAGTTAAGTCGCGGTACTCGTCAGGCAGGCCTAGGGCCCGAGTATTTACCATATGGGGATCACCATTGATAAACAATTCGGCAGCCTCAGGATCATTGAGATAATGGGCAAGCATCCGCATCTCAAGACCTTTAGCATCATAACCTACGAGACAGCGGGTAGGCTTATCTGTTACAGACCAACAACTCCGCATCTCGATGCCATATGGCACCTTCTTTTTGGCCTTGGGACAATTGGCTGAGTTGGGTTGGGTGTGGGTCATACGCCGCGTCCCAGCCCCGCAGGTGAAGACACGACCATGCATACGATGATCTTCACGATTAACACAATTCAACCATGTGCCAAGCATCGAGCATCGACCCTGAAGGACCAGCCAATCCGCAATCGCCTGTATCTCAGGGCGCTTGGTCTTATTAGCGAACTCGACAAGACTCTCCTCATCAACCTGAGGATTGCCTCCGCCACCCTTAGCCGTTTTCTTTGTGAACTTATTAGGTTTCCAGCCAAGGGACAACAGCTTCTCAACTCGTTGTGGAGGCGAGCCGATGTTAAATGTTACCCAGTCATAGCAATCATAGGAACCATCCGCGTTTAACCGTACATCAGGATACTCCTCTAAGTGTCTGAGATAACTGGCAAACGGCTGTCCATCTTGCTTAGTCCGATATTTATAAGACTGTATAACTTCGAGCACGGGAGGGAAGAGTTCTCGGATCGGTCCCTCCAATTGGGCCTGCTTCTCAAGGAGCCGTTGTTGGAGCGCCCCGGCCTTTTCAATTTCAAAATAGAATCCATTCTTTTCCTGTTTGTCTAATACTACTCGAATTTGATGTTCCAGCTCACAGGACTTCTCACTGAACCCTTGTGCTAACATACGCTTGGTAAGCGCGAGGAAGACTTTAAGTGTCAAGGCGACGTCTTGCGCACAGTAATCAAGCATCTCCCCCGTAAAGCAACTGAAGTCATGGAAATCCCCCTTCTTAAAGTTTAGTCTCTCACCCCATGCCGCTAGCGAGTGCCCCCCAGGCATCCTCGGATTATAAAGATAAGAAAGAATAAGAGTATCCACACAGCGATCACTTGAAATGCTGGTATTAAGAAGACGGTTAAGAGTAGGCGCATCAAAGGAAACAATGTTGTGTCCTACGAGAATAGCCTGAGGATGAGCCTCAACCCAATCTCGAAACCTGGCCAAGTCATCAGGGCGAAATATAACCCTAGAGCGATCCCCCACATTGACCAGGACAATACAATATACTTTAGTCGCTTTAAGGTCATCCGCCTCGACGTCCAGAATCCAATAGTTTGATAAGTTCTCATGCCGCAGATACATTACTCTCCTTTTGGTTGGCTATCATTTTCCAGTAGAACTTTATAGGTATGATTTCCTGCGGTATGATACACAATATATCCCTCAGGCTCCATAAAACCCGGACTAGCCTTAGAACCATTCACCTCAAGATCAAGCTTTACAGTTTCAAGAGCCTCTTCTGAGAATGTGTACTGAAGAAGAGTTGGCACCGTATAGATCAAACCTGCGATACGAGTCTCTGGTGTTGAGTGATCACCCCACTTGCCCACATTAAATAGGCTGAAGCGCTTCTCATCAAGATTATAATTGCGTTGAATACCTTGCCCCCACCATTCTCCGAAATGCCTCCCTGGACCGAGAACCTTAACTAGAAGTTCTGAATTCTCGTGAACCCACCTAGCAAATCCGTAGTTATCATCATCCGGTGTGATCCAACGATTACGTGAACCAGCTCGAATGGTCTCATTCTCGTCAATTACAATTTGAGCATTTGTTCCGTCGATCTTCTCTGTGACTACAATGTCCCTGAATAGTCTTGGAGTTTTTGGATATTTAATAAAATCTTCAGACATTTGGCCTATCCTTATGCCCAGCTTCGCACGCTTCTGGCAGAAGCTTTACAACAATCAGCGTAAAACATCCTTGCTTATCATCCCTCCAATTAATGTATTGACAATTCATAAAATCCTCCATCAGTTCTAGCGGAACCGGGATATGTGGGTGAGCATCTATCCACTTAACCCCTTGCATTGCATAAATTGGCCCTTGCCTCACCTCCAAAATCTCCTTACTGCGATTGGCCCGAACCTGTAACTTGTATATGGCCAACCCGAATTAAATCGTTGGATCACATGAAATGCCCATGGCAAAACAAAGAACATGTCCAGTCGGGGTTTAACGCGTAGAACGTAAATCCTCATATTTGATCCCCTCGTTGCACCAGCTATCGTAATCACAGTGCGGACACGGTTTAACTGAGAGTTCCTTCATGCGTTTCAGTAGATCATTCAAAGGTTCTTGAAACATCACTCGGCAACTACCAATAGTGACTGGATGGAATGTCCTACCAGATTCAGATTCCTCTTGGTAATCAAGGTACTCAAATAGTCTTTTAACCATATCTGTCAGAGTCGCATCCTCTGGTAGACACTTGAACAGCTCATAATAGCTAGCCATATCTAACTTCCATCCTCGAAAACTTCATCCAATTCTTGATCCAACACATTGATCATGCAGTCTGAGCACCTTAGATCCAGATATCCAAAGCCCTCGTCACAACCATCATCAGAATCCTTTAAGTCTCCACAGTCAGCGCACCAAAACAGGCTCATTTGATTTCCTTAGACTTACTAGGAGAACATGACCTATGACACTTAGGGCACCGATCATCACAAGCGCATGACCATGTGTCCTGCCAGACGCGCCCACAGGGGCAATCGTATGAGTTCAGCACTCGGCGAGCCTCGTTCAACTCGCCCTCAGTACCTTCGGCCAAGTCGGAAGACTGCTTAACCATCATAGTCCTCATAAGCCCTCATCGCCTTAAGCCCCTTCTCCGTGGGAGCCCCATAGCCGCCAAGGCCCTTGTTATGGCACCATTCCTCAACGATGTTCATTGCGGCCCCCTGGCTGCCCTTCCAGAGGCCTGAGAGGAACTCATAGTCATGTTTGGTCAGAGGCCCATCCGCCTCAAGTACGTCAATTCCGTACATATTTAAATTCCTCTCAATTTGTTATAGTGTTCAGACAAAAGCCCGTCCTCATAACTAACAAGCATTAGGTGCCGCTCCATGTCCTCTGGATGAGGATAACCACTCATGATGTCCGCGTTGTAAGGGCTATCATCAATGATTACATAATCTGTGACCTCAGGATGCCCCTCAAGCCACCGAGCCACACGCGTATAGCGCCAGTTTTCATTCTCATCACACCAGGCATTCTCATGAAAATATTCAGGCTTAATACCCTCCTCAATGCAATGATTCTGGGTTAACTTACCGCCAATATGCCTGACCCAACTAGTGTGCAAGACTAGTCTCCAACCCTTGTGCTCACAGACATCATTAATCATGGCTACAGCAAGAGGATCAAATTTGTTGTACATTCCGGCCAGAACCAGGTCTCGATTATCGCCGGGACCATTTAGATAGGACCTGCCAGGAATCATAGGCCCATCAAGGTCGAGAAAGATTATCTTATTTACCATGGTGCCTCCATCGAACTTCCGGGCTCCTCACCCTCTTCGTACGCCTTAATCTCATCGTCGGTTAGCTCACTGAGCCTTGCGGTAATAGGGTCATAGAAAAGATAAACCCCAGGCCCGGTAATTCCACAGAAACGATTCTTTTGTACAGAAACCTTGGTGACGTTTCTACGCCATTCACTAGCACTCTCGGTCTCACGGTGAAGCTTAAACACAAGATTGGCCAACTGCTCCACGCCCGCCGTGCCACGAATCTGACCGTTACGATTTTGGTGGATGACCGCAATAACGGCAATACCAAGTTCCATGCAAATCGTTTTGAGCTTAGTTGCGATCTCATCCAAGGCCTTCCTTTCATCAACCGCCTGATCTGAGACAATAATCGACAAGTGATCTACGATAATATATTTACAACCAAGATTGGCCATGTGTCTGATTTTATTCAGAACTTCATGAATAGAGTTGGCTCCAAAGTGATCCCAAACCACGATACGATCAGTATTGATAGTCTTGTCGTAATATTCCCGCAGTTCTTTTTCATCTACTAGCTCGCGTACATCCGGTAAATGAAGAGGCTTATTAGCAGTAATAGACATGAGCCCCAAGGCGGTGTCGGAATTGGACTCTTCGAGATGTAATAGCCCCACACCGGGTTTCTCAGGATCATCTAGTGTCTCCTTCAGTACATGGTGCTCGATTTCGCGGAGAATGCTTGACTTCCCCACGCCCGTTTCAGCGGTAACAATGACCACCTCAGAGTACCGAATGCCGTAGGTCTTCTTCTGTAGTCCGGCCCAAGGGTACGAGACGGACTTGAGATTCTTCGGTGCCTTAATCTCATCCCACATATTCTTACCGAGCTTCAATCCGCTAGGTGTAAATACGGGGGCCTGGAACCACTCCTTGATGAACTGGGCCTGCTTACCTGCCGCAAGGTACTCATTGGCATCCTTGCCCTCCTGAAGGGTCAGCAGGCGTACTTTACCAATGGGGAACATGCTGGCCACCTTAA